TCTATATCTAGCCGAAATAAAATCTGAACTGCAGGAATTATACGAAGATCTAAATAATGAACTGCAGCAAACAGAAAACCAGGCTCTGATAGATGATAGTTATAATAACATAACATCCAAATTAGAAACTGCATTAGTCGAAATAGAAATATTAATCACAGATATTAATAATGGCATATATGATAATAATGATATGTATATGCTTGATGATGAATAATATCCTCTATAGTTTCGGTAAATAATATCCTCTGCAGGTCCGGTAATATGTTTCTCTGTAATTATGGTAATATGTTCCTCTGTAGTTCCGGTAATGTTCCTCTGTAGTTCCGGTAATGTTCCTCTGTAGTTCCGGTAATGTTCCTCTGTAATTCCGGTAATGTTCCTCTGTAGTTTTTGTTAGAGGAGATGTGGGGTCAAAGGACCCCCGATAATTGAGGTCCATCGGTAGGGAGGGGGTCCCAAAAAAAAGAAGGATATGTGTTTTTAGATCTAATATAATTTTTTACATCGATGCATATATACATATATATCCTTATTTATACTCACCATAAATGTCTTATAATTTTGGATTTATCTTTTTTATAATTTAATATAAAGAATGTAAATCCTTTTTTTTATAATTTTTTTATCGACGGGAAAATATATATAGATATAATAACCGTATTTATTTATATATATTTGATTTATACATGAAATTTTTTAAAAAATATTGGTTATATATCTTTAATAATGTTATTTATTATTATTCTCTATAAATCAGGTTACCCAAAATAAAAAATGACCTTAATTAACTTAATATATTCATATATAAATAAGAAATTATTAACCAATTAAATAAATAACATATAGCAATCTATGGAGATGGAAAATATAACGAAAATATGGAACATAAAAACACTGAATTTAAAATAACAAATAAAAAAAATAATCCGCCTATCCAACAAAACTTTAAATAAAATGTCATATCAAGGAAAAAGACCAGATCAAATAAAAAGCAGTGAGAAAATATTATTTTGGTCTATAATTGGAATAATTGTTTTACTTATTACTCTTAAAATATTTGGTTAATTAAATGATATTAACCTTAATATATTCATATATAAATAAGAAATTATGATGTATAATGAAAATAATAACAGAAAAGACTTAGAAAGATTAATTTATTCTAAAGTAATAATAATATTTTATTCATTTTGCGTTACATATTGGTTAATGGATTTTTTAAAATTTATTTAAAATATGTAAAAATAAATTAGTTATGAGAGTTCGAGATATAAAACGTATAACTGAAGAAGAAGCTCATTATTATAAGCCCTTAATAAGTAATTATCATGCTCCGGAACAATTATGTGATAAAGCTGTTGCTTTTACTGTAACTCCTGATCCTGAAGATTCAAAATGGGAAATAGTAACATATTATGAAGAATCTCCATTTTCTCAAGATGGAAAATTAATACCAACCGAATTTATATATATTTTGGTAAATATTTCATGCCCTGGTATGGTTAAAATAGGAATGACTGTACGTGATGTAGAAACCAGGGCAAAAGAAATTTCAGGAGTAACGGGTGTTCCTACTCCGTGGGTTCCAATTTATTCATTTAAATGTTTTAATGCTTATAAATTAGAACAAGAACTACATACATATTTAAATACAATTCGTGTTGCAGATAATCGTGAAATGTTTTATATAAAAACAACTGATGCTATTAAAATAATAGAACAATTAGGAGAAAAATATTCTATTCCTAATCTTAATCTTTGATTTTTTATTAAAAATAAAAATATATGTTAAATAAAATTTTTCAAATACCTCTAAGTTTTAGATGGTCCTTACCCATAAATAATAATACAGCCGCAATTAAACCCAATATTCCCGATATTGAATGGGAGATTATTAATCAGTTCAAGGGAGATGGATGGGGTAAGTGTTATTTTATTAATCAAAATGATAGTAAAGAATTTCAAGATATAATTAAATTGATTCTTCAATCTCAAAATACAATTAATAAAGGAGATATAATTTATGTTTCTAAAGCAAGTGAATTACCGCGTTTTAAACTTAAGGAATTTATTAAGAATAAAGGATTGAAAAAAACATCTCGTTATAATTATGCTAATATTATGATTATTAATAAGGGATATATAATGGACTTATTTACTTCAACATTAGCTAAAGATAAGTTTAAAAATTATACTTTTGTTAAAGAAGATTTTATAAAAATTAATTCTAAAAAATTAAAACAGGAGAGAAAGGTGAAAGAAATATTAAATGAAACTAAAGATATGAATTTAGTTGCTATGATATTGACTAATTATACAAATATTTCTACATCATTAGCCAAATACCCAGCTGAGTTGGAAAAATATGAAAATAGTACTTACCAAACGGAAGGTATATTTCTTGATTTATATCGTAATGAAAAATTAAAAACTTTATTAAATATGCTTTACGAATTAAGAAATGATATTAAATCAGGTAAATTAAAAATTATATTTGATGAAGATATGTTTATTGAGTTGAATAAAGAAGGAATTGAATTAGATGAGGAATATTTACAAACACTTCATGATATGTTATTTAGTAAAGATCAAGCCAATGTTAAATTAGGATTTGAAATGATGTCTAATTTAGTTATGAGCCAACCAACAATATTATTAATATCGCTTCTATTACATAAATTAAAACGTATAAGGAATTTTAAACCTAGTTGGTATATACCATATAATACCAATCTTAAAAGTCTTTTTAAATTACTTAAAACAAAAGAAATATATTGGGAAAGTAATTGGAAAACATTTGGTATTGGGTTGAGAAATAATTTTAAAACAGGTAAAGAAGGTGATATTGTTAAAAAGTTCTTATTAGATAATATTAACCGTGAATTTAAAATAAGTAACACAAGATTAGCAGAACACGAAACAACAGAAGTATTAGCTGATATTGTTTTTATGACCGAAAGTTAAATAATAGATTAATATAAAATAAAAACTATGATAGATAATATACATTCAGATATTGCTAAACATTCAAAGATATTAATGTTTAAGGAACCATTTTATGGATTATTCTTGATTAGTCTAAATAAAGAATTAAATGATGTTGTTTCAACTGCTTGTGTTGCTAAAGATGATATCAATACTAAATTAGTTATTAGTCCTAAATTTTGGGAGACAATAAGCAGCAATGTTAAAATAGCAGTATTGAAACATGAATTATTACATATTGCTTTTAAACATTTACAAATGTATGATTCATATTCAGAAAAGGAGTTATTGAATATAGCTGCTGATTTAGAAATTAATCAATACATTGAAGACTCTTATAAAGACAAAACTTGGGATGGTTTAGAAATTACTAACGCACCTTGGGCTGCTATGAATTTACCTGTTAAAGCAGGTACTAGAAAGTATTATGAGTTGTTACAACAAGAAATACAAAATAATCCTGATGGTGATGTAGCTAAGTTTGTTCAAGCAATGAAAGATGCTAATGGTGATGGTGAAGTAAGAGAAATAACATTAGGTGATGGTACTAAAGTCACTGTTAAAGCATCTCATGAGTTTTGGAAGCAATATGAGGGGATGGATGAGGCAGAAAAGAAATTGATGGAAAAACAAATTGAACATCAACTTAAAGACACTGCTGAACAGGTTATGAAACAAAGAGGTACTGTACCTGGTGAGTTGAAAGAATTGATTGATTCACTTTATGTTTCTGAAGAACCAGTTATTGATTGGAGAACATATTTAAGACGTTTTAATGGTATGGCTAGTAAGGTATTTACTAAAAAAACAAGACGTAAACCAAATAAACGTTTCTATGGTAATCCAGCCCTTAAAATTAAACAAAGAAAAAATACACTTGTAGCTGTTGACACATCAGGATCAGTTTCTAAAGATGATTTAAAGGAGTTTTTAAGCGAGATTCATCATATATGGAAAACAGGTACTGAAGTAACTGTTATTGAATGTGATGCTTCAATTGGTCGTGTTTATGAATATAAAGGTAAAGCTGAAGAAGCCAAAGAAGTAACTGGTCGTGGAGGTACAAGTTATGAACCAGTATTAGAATATTTGTGGGATCATAAAGACAAATACCAGAACTTAATTTATCTAACTGATGGTGAATGTTCAACTAGAATGACACCTTGCAAACCAACATTATGGGTTCATTGTTCAGGAAGAAGAATTAATGATGAATTACCAGGTGCTAAAGTACAAATTAATTCATGAAAAAATAAATAACAATGGCTAAGAAATCAACATCAAAAACAAATGCAACTGTTTCATTAAATGTCCATGAATTGAAGGACTTTTTGAAACACATTATTGATAACAACCGTTATCTACAAGAAAACAATAAACCAATGGTGAGTATTGAAGTAGTAGGTGATTCAGGTATTGGTAAAACATCTTCTATTATTCAACTTGCTAATGAGTTGGGATTGAATTTTATTAAATTGAATCTAGCACAGATTGAAGAAATAGGTGACTTGGTTGGTTTTCCAATTCGTCAATTTGAAATGACAGATACTAAAGAAAGAGTATGGATAGATGAAAACGCAGTTGAGGACTATCGTAAAGAAGGTTATGCAACTACAGGTTTGAACCGTATGAGTTACTGTCCACCAGAATGGATTAGTGGTAAAGAAAATGGTGGTATTCTATTATTGGATGACTGGAATCGTGCTGATATGAGGTTCATTCAAGCTGTAATGGAGCTAATTGATCGTCAACAATATATTAGTTGGAAGTTACCTAAGGATTGGCATATTGTATTAACAAGTAATCCTGATAATGGAGATTATTTAGTTAATAGTATTGACAATGCTCAAAAAACAAGATTTATTAGTGTTAATTTAAAATTTGATCTTAAATGTTGGGGTAAGTGGGCTGAAGAGAATAAGTTAGATGGTCGTTGTATTAATTTTTTATTAATGCATCCAGAACTAGTTACTAAGGAAATTAATAGTAGAAGTGTTAGTATGTTCTTTAACAGTATTAGTTCTATTAAATCATTTGAAGACCAATTGCCATTAATTCAAATGATTGGAGAAGGTTCAGTTGGTAGTGAGTTTAGTACTTTGTTTACAATGTTCATTAATAATAAGTTAGATAAGATGATTTCACCAGAAAATATCATGACTCAAGATGAACAGTATGTGATGAATACACTTAAGAATCTAGTAGGTAAAGATAAAGCATACCGTGCAGATATTGCCTCAACATTAGGTACAAGAGTTGCTAACTATTTAGAGTTTTATGCTAAAGATAATAGTGTTGAGAAACCATTAATTGAACGTATTGGTAAAATTATTACTGAAAAAATATTTGCTACTGACGTTTGTTATAATATGATTAAGTCTATTTATAACAGCAATCCAGGTAAATTTAAATTAATGATGTTAAATAAAGAATTAGTTAAATATATTACCAAATAATGTTGGTGTTGATTAGCCTGAGGGGTGAGCGTGAGTTCACCTCTCTTATATATTTATATATAAACATCAAAAAAAATTTGGCCTCCCAGAGAATTTTCCATATTTTTTTTAGAGCACTAATAAGTAACTTATGAATAATAAGAGTGAAGTAGGAATAAGGTTATTGACATTAGATGATTGTGATTATTGTGATTGGTTGAAGAGTGAATTAGACGCTGAAGGGATAACCTATGAGAATATTGATGCTTATAAATTTAATGAATTTGCTGATAAAATAGAGGACAAATTTAAAACTAAATCATACCCAATTGTATTCATTGATTTGGGAGTTAAAGTAATTACTATCATCTCAGAAACAGAGTTGGAGACATCAGATAAATTACTTACATTTGATACAATACCAGACTTAATTAATATTATAAAAAGATATATATGAGATATAAACAACCAGTAGAAAACAAATTAGATCAACTTGAAAACATGTTAATTGGTTTTGAAGCACAATTTTCAAATCCTAAATTCACAGTATTATTAGCTAAAGAAATACTTAGTAAATTAAAAGATAAAGTTGAAGAAATTCGTACATTAATTAACTCAGAACAATAAAAGTTATGCTAACACCAGAACAAATTAAATCAAATTGGGATACATTTCTTGAATATATTGATGAATATATTTCAGATGAACGAGGTAAAAAACTTAAACAATTTTACCTTAAACATGAAGAACGCTTCATAATGATGCCTGCTTCACACCGTCCTCAATACCACAACTGTTTTCCAGGTGGATATATTGATCATGTGAATCGAGTAGTTGAAGGTGCTCTTAAAATTGATTTTGTTTGGAGAGAAACAGGTATGATTGATACATATACTCTTGAAGAACTTATATTCTCAGCTATCAATCATGATTTGGGAAAATTTGGAACAGAAGAAGAAGCAGCATACATTGAACAAACAGACCAATGGAGACGAGATAAACTAAACGAAAATTATATGTTTAATGATCGTTTAGAATATATGACTGTTCCTGATCGTGGATTACAATTATTAATTAACAATGGAATCATACCTACTAAAAATGAAATATTAGCTATTAAATTACATGATGGATTATATGACGAAGCTAATAAGCCGTATCTAATTACTTTCAATCCAGAGACTAAACCACGTACATCAATTATATATGTTATACATCAAGCAGATTTGATGGCCGCCAGAGTTGAATTTGAGAAGGAGTGGTTACCTAAGTTGCTAGGTCCAAAGCAAGAACAACCTAAAGAATCTAAAACAAACAACTTTAAATCAAATAAAAATAATTCAGCTATTAAGCAAAAAGTCCTTAAAACAATGGCTAATCCCGCTTTAGCTGAACTAATGAAAAATATATAATACTATGATACTAGGAATTATTTCAATTATATTATGGATATTCACAATATTTGGATACATCATTTGGAACTTAAATCAAAAAGTAACTAAATTAGAGCAAATTGCTACTAAACAAAAGATCATTATTGATAGTGTAGCTGCTATAGTTGAAGAATCAAATAAACAACTTCACACTGTTGATTTAACAGAAGCATTTAAATCCGATGATCAGATTGGTTTCTTCTTCCGTAATTTACAAAATATACAGGATTCATTAACTCACTATTTGAAGAATTAAAATGAGTGAAGAAGTATTACTAACCAAGAAAGGGACTGTCCGTAAACGCAAACCAAAACAGTCAATTAATTATTTTACTAAAGAAACTGAGGATGCTATTATTGAATATTTGAGATTAAGAAGTCCTAAAAAACGAAATAAACTTTTTAATGAAAAAATTAATTATGCGTTTCATAAATTAGCTGAGAATATCATTCACACTTTTAAGTTTTACTATACAGAAGTGGATACAATTCCTGAGCTCCAACATGAAGTTGTTGCCTTTCTTCTTGAAAAATTACACCTATATGATCAAAGTAAAGGAAAGGCTTATTCTTATTTTGGTACTATTGCTAAACGCTATCTTATTTTATATAATAATACAAATTATAAGAAGCTAAAAGATAAAGCACCTGTTGAAGCAGTTGATGAAGATAAATCAATATTAATTGATCTTATAAATACTAGTGAAAAAGATAATGATCTTAAACCAACATCATTTTTAAAACAATTTACTAAATATATAGACCATAATATGTTTATATTATTTCCAAAACAGCGTGATGCTCAAATCGCTGATGGTATAATGGAATTATTTAGAAAAAGTGAAAACTTAGATATATTCAATAAGAAAGCCTTATACATCTATATTAAGGAAATGACTGAGGCATCAACACCTCAAATTACTAAAATAATCAAACGCCTAAAAGTTATATATGTTCGTAAGTATAATGAGTTTTATGAGCATGGATGTATTACTATGGCGTTATAAACTCTTTACATCTTCCATATTTATATTAAATAGGAATGATGGATTTCAACCAAGTTATATTTAAAGATAAAACCTTTTCAAGCTTACTTGAAGATATATACAAGAATGCAAACCGTAAGGAAAAGGAAATCAAATCATTAATCGACCAGCTCAAACCAATGATTCAAGAGCCAGGTGATGCAATGATGCTTGTACCATTACTTAAGGAGTATATGGAAATAGCAGTTAAGAATGATGAAGCCCTTATTAAAATGGCTGGTATTGTTCAACGTGCTATGTCTAATACTACAAGTGATAGTGATGGAGGTATATTGAGTGAGCGTGATAAAGAATTATTATTCCAAGAAATTAGTGGTATTAAAATTGAAGAGCCAAAACAATTAAATAATGGCTGATAGGGATAATTTTATAATAACTGGAAATGCTACAGCTGCTAGTAATCAATATATTGGAGGTGGTGGAGGATTTATTCCATTACCTGGTCAAGCTATACAATATGGTAGAGTTATTACTATTAATTTACAAGATAGATCTATCACATATGAAACTATTCAGAATAATTTAGGTGTATCTGCTTTAAATAAACCAAATAAAGTAACAGGTATAGCTCATAATTTTAATCCTAATTTTACTCGTTTACCTCAAATAGGTGAATTAGTTCCTTTAATTCCTGGACCTAATAATAGAGTTGGAAATCTTGCTAGTCAATATGACCAAGTTTTATATTATATTTTAGGTACTATTTCATCTCAAGTAACTGTTGATGATAATAAAGTTCTTCAAGATCAAACAATAATATCACCTGATAATAATTTGAATTATAAACTTAATGATATTGGAATTAATCAACTACCATCAAATGTTATTATAAATAATGGCTAATAAAAAACAATTTTTTAGAGACATAAACCCAGGAGATGTTAGTATTGAAGGAAGACAATCTAATGGTATAACAGCTCGAGCTGATGGAAGTGTTATTCTTTATTCAGGAGTAAAAGATAATGAATTAGATAATCTTCAAAATTATAATGGTAATATTCCTGTTGATGGTTATTTAGGTAATATTATAGCTGTTTTAAAAGCTGATCAAAACATAGCTTTTCCTATAGGAAATAATAATGAAGAAACATATATTGAATCTGCTCAAGTAGATCCAAATAAAATAATTGTAGTAACAACAATAACCCCAACCCCAACTCCGTTACCATCAGGTACAATAACACCAACCCCAACCCCAACACCTACTTTACCAATAAAACAATCTACTCCACCTCAACCTGCTTTAGAATATCTACCAGAAGATGAACTTGGATTTATCCAATCTAGTTCTCAAATATTTGATGATATTGATTATTACAAAACTGTAGAAATTATTGATGGTTTATTATGGATAGCAACAGCTGGATATAATGTTCAAGTTCAAGCATTATACAATGCTGAAAGAGATGGTGTTACTTCTAAAAATAATAAACAAATAATAGAAGCTGCTAAATTAATGATTAATAATGCTATAGCTAAATATCCAATGATAGCTGATAAATCTAAATATCCTGATGCTATGAATAGATTATTAGCTATGTGTTTAGTAGCTTATACTGAAACTCGTTTCACTCCTCAATCTGAAAATCCAAACCATACATTTAATACAGCTCAAAGAGCTAAAATATTAAAAAGTGGATTTAATACATTAAATACATTCTATGCTAAATTTGGAGTTAAACCTGGAGATGAAGGTAAAAAAGCTAGTGGTAATGCTAAAACAGCTAATCCAAAAAATATATTCAACGCCACATATGCTAACAAATATGGAAATGGTTCTGAATCATCAGGTGATGGTTACAAATATAGAGGTAGAGGATATTATGGATTAACTTTTAAATTTGGTTATAGAAACATTGGTAAAAAACTTTATGGAGATGAAAATAAATTTTTAAATAATCCTGATCTAGTTAACACAAAATTTGCTACTGAAATATTTTTAAGATCTATGTTTGAAGGAGGAGTATGCGCTTTAGGAATTGGTTTATTAGCATATACAAATACTCCTGAAAAAGTTAATAATTATAATGTTGGTTCAATAGTGAGTGTGACTTTACCTAATGGAACTGTAAAGAAAATAAGAGGAGATGTAGCTAGTAATTACACAACCTTTAAAGGAGCTAATAATTTAGTAAACAGTAACAAAGCTCAAGGATATGAAGATAATTTTAAAAATATATATAATAGCCAAGAATTAAAAAACTTTATAAATAGTAAATTAAAATAATAATGGCTACAACATCATATAAAGGAGAACAAATATTAATATCATCAGAACGTTTAGTTTTCAACTCAACTAGTGATGACATTCAAATAAAATCAAAAGGAATTATTCACTTTACAGCTGGTGATTCTGTTAGACTAGATGTTGGCCCTAAAGGAACAACAGACCCAACTAACTTTTTTATTATCAATTCTCCATACATTCAATTAGGATATGATACTAAAGGTAGAACAGTTGAACCAATTACTAAAGCTGATGCTTTAGAGTCAACTGTGAATGATCAAAATGATGCTTTATCTAATTATAGTAAAATGATGGAAGCTGCTGTTAATTTTCCTCCATTAGCTACTATAGCATCTGCTTATTTAAAGATAAAGATGCAAAACACTAGAAATTCTTTAGCTGAACCAGGTAATGTTAAATCAGATACTGTAGCAACTATATAAAATGGGAACTTTAGGAAACATACCACCACAATACTCACAACCAGGTAATTTAAATAATTTACCTAAAGAATTAACTTCTACTTTAGATCCTAATAAACTTAAACAGTTAAGTCCTGCTCAACTTGATGCTATTAAAAATTTACCTCCTGAAAAATTAGCATCACTTAATAATATACCTATTGATCAGTTTAAAAAATTAGATCCTACACAACTTCAAAACTTCACATCTAAATTACCAAATTTAAATGAAGTTAAAAATAAACTAGATGAGGTAAAAAAACAAATAAAAGATCGTAAAGATCAAGAAAAGAAAAAAATTGATGAACTAAAAAAATCACTTGATGATAAAAAAGGATTTTTAAAAGATCAAGTTAAACAAAGTGTTAAAGATAATAAGGCTAAATTAGCAGCTATAGTCACTCCTATATTACTTCAATTTATTAGAGCTGAAAATATAGCTGACTTATTAATAAAAAAATTAACTAAAGATACTAAAAAACAACTTCAAAATAAAGGTACATTAACTATTGTTAATAGTGTATTTACATTTGTACCTAATGATTCAAGTAATTATACTACTTTTAAAAATAACTTTGATAGACATGTTTCTAATATCAAAAAATCAGTAATAACACTTCAAAATAACATTAATATTTTAACTAATATTATTAAAGCTTTAAACATAGCTCTATCAGTTATTAAAATATATATTAAAGTTAAACAAAAATTATTATTAGTTAGATTAGCTAAAATATCAGCTGAATTAGCTGCCCCATCACCAGGAGGTGCTAAACCAACAGCTGGATCTACTTTACTTAGTATTATTAGAAGTTTACAACAACTAGAAAAAGATAATAAAAAAGTTGAAACATATCAAAATGCTATAACTGCTGCTCAATTATTTTTAACCATATTTAAAGAAATGTTGAGTAAAATACAAATCAAAATCAACCAACTACAATTTAATATTGTTAATGATTCTACAAATACTAATAATAATGATTTAACATCTGCTTTAGCTGAAGCTAATGTGGCTGTACCTGACACTGAAGACTATACAAGTGCTAATGGTAAATCATACATACTTAAACTTATAACACTACCTAATGAACAACGTCAATATCAGGCGTTAGATTCATTTAGTAAATTAAAAATAACACAAACAGCACCAAGTCGTATTAAGACTGATGCTCAACTACTTGAAGAAATTAAATCAATACTTGGATAATAAAATATTTATAGATATGAAAGCTGATACATTTATTAAATTATTACGTAAGGTTATACGTGAAGAAGTACAAGCTGTTGTAAGGAAAGAGCTAGGAATATTGCTTGAGACACCAGAGTCCAAGCCAGTGGTGGCAGAGGCCAAAAAAACCACTGTAAAAAATTCCATGGTTGAATCTATAAAACCTGCCAAACCTACACAGCTCCTTAAACCTGTAAACTTTACTCAAAATAATATCTTAAATGAGATATTGAATGAAACAGCTACTACTAGTGATTGGCGTTCAGTAGCTAATATGAATTCAAATATGGCTCAAGGTTTTGGTGGACCTGTTGATGTACCTGTTGTAAATAGTGTTGACCAAATGTTAGCTAGTACAAGACCAGCTGGAGATATTAATTCAGTTAGAATAGATGCTGTTCCTGACTTTAGTGCCTTGATGGGTAAAATGAAACAAAACGGACAAATTTAATGGCTATTAGACAAATATACAGACTCAATCCTCAAGATTTAGGACAACCTAGAGGTATTGGTATTAGTGTATTATATAGTAATAACATTAGTGTTTTTAATTCAACAATCACAACTAAAGATCAAATTAAATCTAATTTAATTAATTATATTTTAACAAATAAAGGTGAGCGCTTATATGATCCTAATTTTGGTGGAGATGTTAGACGAGCTATATTTCAGGCTAATGATGATAGTGCTTTTGAGTCTATAGCTGCTAGGTTAGAAACAGAAATATTACAATATGTGTTTAATATTATTTTGCAGTCTATAATTATTAAAAGAGATCCTGATAATAATTTAGTTAATATAATTATAAACTATCAACTTAACCAACAAAATCAACAAATTGTAGTAAATGTTGAAACAAGAGGACTTATTAATTTAATTAGATAAAATGGCAATACAACCAGATATAAAATATTATAATAAAGATTTTGTTTCATTACGACAAGATCTTATTAACTATGCTAGAACATATTTCCAAAACACATATATGGACTTTAGTCCATCTTCCCCTGGTAATATGTTTATTGAAATGGCCGCGTATGTAGGTGATGTTTTATCATTTTACACTGATAATCAATTACAAGAAACTTTACTTTTATACGCTCAGGAAAGAAGAAATATTATAGCTTTAGCTTATGCTTTAGGTTACAGACCTAAAGTAACTATAGCTTCAACAGTTGCTTTAGATGTTTATCAACAAATACCTTCAACTGGTGCTCCTAATTATAATCCTGACTATCGTTACACTTTTAGAATTGAACAAGGTTCAACTGTTCAATCTAGATCAAATCCAACTATAAACTTTATAACTGAAGAATTAATTGACTTTGGATTTTCATCCTCATTTGATCCTACAAGTGTTTCTGTATACCAATATGATGGTTTAGGTGACCCACAATTTTATCTACTTAAAAAACAAGTAAAAGCATACTCAGGACAAATTAAAACAACTAACTTTACATTTAGTGCCCCTCAACAATTTCCTATTGTTACTATAAATGACTCTAATATTATTCAAATATTAGGTGTTACAGATAGTGATGGAAACCAATGGTATGAAGTACCTTATTTAGCTCAAGATACTGTATTTGATGAATCATTAAATATACCTGTTAATGAACCTAATTATGCTGATGAAAATGATAATACTCGTTTTATGTTACGTTTAAAACGAGTACCAAGACGTTTTGTATCTCGTTTTGATGATGATAATAATTTAACTTTAGAATTTGGTAGTGGTGTAACATCAGTATCTGATGAAACTATTATTCCTAATCCAGACAATGTTGGCTTAGGTTTAGTTGATGGTATCTCTAAGTTAAATCAAGCTTATGATCCATCAAATTTCTTATATACAAATGAGTATGGTATTGCTCCTTCAAACACAACTTTAACAGTACAATATGTTGTTGGAGGAGGAATTGAGACTAATTTACCATCTGATGATATAAACATAAATAGTACTATAAATACATTTATTGATTCTTATAATTTAGATGCTAATTTAGTTACATCTATGAGGAATTCAATACGTTTTAATAATCCTAATCCTTCATCAGGTGGTGGTCCAGGTGAAACAACAGAACAAATTCGTTTACAAGCATTGGCTAATTTTCCAACTCAAAATAGAAATGTAACTAAAGCTGATTATTTAGTTCGCGCTTTATCTATGCCTGCTAAGTTTGGTTATATAAGTAAAGCTTATGTGACACAAGATTATTTAGTAGCTAATGATACTGATAGACAAAATTTTGTAACTAATAATCCATTAGCTCTTTCAGTTTATATTTTATCAAATAATATTGATGGTAAAATAACTAGAACTACAGATGCTATTAAACAAAATTTAAAAACATACTTAGCATATCATAAAATGGCTAGTGACGCTATTTTAATTAAAGATGCTTACTATGCTAATATAAAAGTATCATTTGATATAACAGTATCACCAGCTTATAATTCACAAGAAGTATTAACTAGAGCTATAACCACTGTTAAAGAATATTTTGACATAGACAAATGGGAAATTAATCAACCAATTATTTACTCAAATATTTATAATTTAATTGGTATTGTAATGGGAGTTCAATCAGTTGTTAAAGTAGAAATTGTAAACTTAGCTGGTGGTAATTATTCTCCATACTCATATGATATAGCTGCTGCTACAAAACAAGGAGTTATTTATCCTTCAGTAGATCCAATGATTTTTGAAGTAAGATTTCCTAACACTGACATTTACGGTAAAGTAGTAACTTATTAAAAATTAAAATATGGACTTAAATAAACTAAAAGGACATATTCCAGACACAGTAATTAATCAAATTCCAGATGTAATGATTAAGTTTAAAATTGATACAGCTGTTAAGTTGTCTCACTTTTTAGCTCAATGTGGACATGAGTCAGGTGGATTCAAAATAGTAAATGAAAATTTAAATTACAGAGCTAAAGGTTTGAACACCATATTTAAAAAATACTTCCCAACAGAAGAAAAAGCCAAATTATATGAGTGTAAACCAGAAAAAATCGCCAATTTAGTTTATGGTAGTAGAATGGGTAATGGTGCTGAGGCTACAGGTGATGGTTATAAATTCCGTGGTCGTGGTTATATCCAATTAACTGGTAAAGATAACTATACAGCATTTGGTAAAGCTATTAATGAAGATATAGCTACAAATCCTGATTTAGTTGCTACTAAATATCCGTTGCTATCCGCTGCTTGGTTCTTCTCTAAGAACTGCTTAGGTAAATGTACTGATGCTTCTGATGCATCTGTATTATCTGTTACTAAATGTATTAATGGTGGTACCATTGGTTTACCAGACCGTCAAAAACACTTTAAGAAATATTATAACTTATTGAAGTAATTTCTATAAATAGCCCATATTTATACTAGAATAATACTAATATAAATGGGTGTTTACAAAATATTTCCGTCTCAGGACACAACAATCTACACAGATTATAATACTCTAAATGCTGGGTTAGACGCTATTTTAGATTTATCTAAAAACGCGCCTAACCTTTTCGTTTCATCATCTACAAGCCGTGTACTAATTAAGTTTGATAATGATGACATATCTGATGTTATTTCTAAATCAGGTGTTAATTATACAGCATCATTAAAATTATATAATGCCCATGTTGATGGTATCCCAACTAATTTTAATATTGAAATAAATCCATTATATCAAAGTTGGGATATGGGTACAGGACGTTTTAATAATATTCCTGAAACAGATAATGGAGCTAGTTGGCAATATAGAAGCGCTAATCAAACAAATGCTTGGGCTATAACAAGTCTACCAGCTGGAGTTTCTTCATCTTATTATACTGGTAATACTGGTGGTGCTGCTTGGTATACTGCTTACTCTGCATCTCAAACATTTAATTATTTTTCAACTAAAGATATTAATGTTAATGTAACATCAATTGTAGCCGCTTGGACAGCTAGTATAATACCAAACAATGGTTTTATTATTCGTAATACTGGATCAATTGAATTTGATTACAACTATCAGTATACATTTGATTTCTTCTCAAGAGATACTAACACAATTTATCCTCCATGTTTGGAATTTAACTGGAGTGATAGTACATTCAATCCAGGATCAACTTCATATGTAAGTAATAATAATATATTAGTGTCATTATCAAACAATAAAAATACTTATTATGACAGTGAGTATGTTAAGTTTAGAGTATATGCTAAAGATAGATATCCCGCTAGAACATTTGTAACTAGTTCTCTTTACATATATAATAAATTATTACCTACTGAATCATACTACTCAATTATAGATTTAAATACAAACCTTAAAGTAGTAGATTTTGACATATCAGCTACTCAGTTAAGTAATGATGCTACAAGTAGTTACTTTATGATGTATATGAATGGATTAGAACCTGATCGTTATTATAAAGTACAAATCAAATCACAAATTGATGGTGGTACTTACATTTATGATGATGATTATTATTTTAAAGTAATGCAAACAGTTGAATAATGGCTGAATTAATAAAATTAGAAAAAACTATTTATAGTAATAGCATTAATAATATTATTAATAATGGATTCACTCAATTAGTTCCACAATCAACAGAAACAATTGCTACTCCTGATTTAGATGTTAATGGTTTTTTTAAACAATATAATTTATTATTTTTTGAAATTCCACCATCTGGATCAGATGAGTCTCATTTAGGTTTAGCAACTAAAAGTTTAGAGTATTTAGGTGTGTCTATAGAAGACTTACAAAGTGAACTTGACTATTTAAGACAAGAAAATGTTGAGTTAAAAAATCAAATTTTACAAGTAACAGGTCTTAATCCTAGTGAAATAGAAGAAATTTAATTATGGCTATATCTATTATTAAAATCCCAGTTAATAATAATATCCTATCAGGATCAGCTGTTAACCTAGTTAACTCAGTTGACCAAGTTAGAAGTTTTGGAGTAACTGGTGACTATGTTGAGTTTAATATATATAATATAAATGGTAGATTTTTATATCAATTATCTCCATTCAATGGGTATAAAATACCTGGTGATTATGCTTCAACTGAAGGTGAAATTTTATATCCAGAATTAGAATTTGATCCATCTCAAGACATTCAAAATGTTGGATTTAGTTATGGAAATTATATACTAGAGTATAATATTTTACGTCCTAAAATTATTAATACTTCTAATAAAATTTTCTTTATAAAAGAAATTTCAGCGGATAGAACTGAAATAAGAATATCAACAAATAATGTATCTAACACATTATTAAATGATGGTACATTAGCTTTTATAAATGAAACTCAAACATTAGGATATTTTGGAGAGTTCTATATTAATTTTGGTCAAGGTAATCTACAACCAGCTATTAATATAGCTTTAGATCAAAATACTACTCCATCAAGTGTATTAATTAAATTACTTAATTCACTCCCATTAAATATAGATGTTAATACTTTAGCTTCCATATCTGAAAAAATATCTAATACTCAACAATTTCAAGTAATATCAACTCCAAATCCAGTTGAGATTACTCATCCATCACTACGTGGACCTAATTTTGACTTGGAATTAGATAATACTAGAGTAAATCCAACTGAATATTATAATTTAAGTGGATTAACTACTTCTAAAGCAAGTGTTAATCCTAATTTACAGTCTTTACTTGGACTAGTAAGTTCATCTCAATTTCAAATAAATGTTGACTATACTAATTATGAATCATTTATTCATTTTTCCTCAGCTCAACAAAGACTAGATGGATTTCAATATAAATTAAAATTAATTGAAGATTATACAGCGGCTAGTGCCTCAGCAGCTGCTGGTGGAAATGTAACATCTCAATTAGATGCTCAAAACTATCAATTTAGAATAAATGGTGTTGTACAAGGATTTGATGGATATGAGAAATTCTTATACTATGAATCTAGTTCATTTACTTGGCCTAAAACAACATCAACTAAACCTTATATAAATGCTCCCACATCATCATTAGCTGCTCTAAATTTCTACACTAGCCAGTCAGTATCAGCCTCAGACTATGATAATAGAAACCAAGACTATTTAATATATGCTTTACCAACCTATATTAATGAGGATACAAGTAACAATAACTTATTTAAGTTTATAGGTTCAATAGGAACAATGTTTGATGAGGTTTGGATTTACACTAAAGCTATAACTGACTTATATCAAGCTAAAAATAAATTAACTGAAGGTATATCTAAAGACTTAGTATACTTTGCTTTACAATCTTTAGGTATAAATGTTTACACTGATGAAGATGGAGCAGATGTATTTCAATATTTATATGGTGTAAATCCTGATGGTACTTATTTACCTAATACAGGTTCATATCAAACACTAGTCACTGCTTCTCAATACCAAATACCTGGTCAAGATCAACAAAAAGAAATTTATAAGCGTTTATATCATAATTTACCTTTACTACTTAAATCTAAAGGTACAACTCGTTTTATTCAATATTTAAATACTATATTTGGTATTCCGCCTACAATCATGTCTCATCTTGAATATGGTGGTGTTGATAAAACTGAATCTACTTCTGAATATGAATATGATAGATTTACTTATGCTTTACAGCTATCAGGATCAAATACTATAAGTATACCTTGGAATTATACATCCCAAAGTTTAGCTAGAACAGGATATAATGATATTGTTCCTAATGGTATTGAATTTAGATTTAGAGCTTCACCAAGTTACTCTACTACCCAATCATTATTTTATAATGGAGCTAATTATAGTTTAAAACTATTATACACTGATACAGGATCATCCAATTCTATTTATTCAGGTACTATAGGTAAATTTGGATATTTACAATTTAGTTTAGGTTCAACTTCTGTAACATCATCTACTGTGCCTGTGTTTATGACTGGATCTGACAGTGATACAAGTTGGTATAGTGTATTAGTACAAAGAACAAATCCAAATTTAAGAATAGGTGATGTGGGTACATCTCAAACTTATGATGTTTATATTAAAAATAATGTTTGGGGAGAAGTAGGACACATAGCAAGTGCTAGTTTAACTACTTCAACCCAAAACACTTCATGGTATACTAGTGGAACTACATTAACATTTGGTGGTGGTACTTATCCATTTAGTAGTTCAATTCAAGAGATTAGATTATGGTCTAATTATTTATCTGAGTCAGCTTTTAACTCACATGTTTTAAATCCTGAATCATTTGAAGGTAATTACACATCTTCAGCTTATAATGATTTAACTGCTAGATTTACTTTAGGTAATAACTTATACACTTATAATCATAGTGTAACTACAGCTGTTAACTCAACCGCTCCTGATCAATCAATTCAAGGATGGACAGCCTCATTTAGTAATTTTACTAATCAAAACAACTACATTTCATTTGTAGAAACATATTATGCTGATGTTGCCAACTCAGGATATGCCAATCCAGTAACTGATAAAGTTAGAATTGTAAGTAGTAGTATATATGGCACTCAATTATTACCTAATAAGAGTATTGAGTCACAACCTATACTTCCAACATCAAAGGATATACATTTACTTGATACTGGTTTATCACCTCAAGATGAAATTAATAAAGATATTATAGCTCAATTTGGTTCAACTTATACTATTGATGAATTTATAGGTGATCCAACAGGTAATAGTTATATAGACTTAGATAATCTAAGAGAAGATTATTTTAAAAAATATGTTAATGAATTCAATTATAAAGATTTTATAAATCTAATTGAATATTTCCATAACTCATTATTCAGAACACTTAAAGATTTTACACCAGCTAGAACTAATGTTGCTACAGGTATTATTATAAAACCACACTTACTTGAAAGACCAAGTGTAGATATATCTGCTCCTCAAGTAGCTAAACATAATAATGAGAGTGGTTCTATTGATACTTTATTCATTACAGCTAGCAATGGTGGTGGATATAGTCAATCTCTTTATAATTATACTATTGATAGTAGACTAGGACCTGTGACTATGATTTCTGATGCTAGAGATTTCTTCACAGGTGAATTACCATCATCATCTATTTTTATACATGATGATTTTGATATAAATAATTATAATCCTTTTGCTATTGGATATAACCCAAATAATACAAGTTCATATTCTGAAAGTATTTGGAATGTAGATTATAATCCACTATTAAACAATGTTGAACTAAATCAAACTTCAAGTAATAGACGTTTATTAACAACATTAGAAAATGGAACTAATGTAACTCAAAGTTTACAATATCAAGATTTTACAGACTCATATCAACGCCATATAAGACCAAGATATAATGGATCAACTACAACAAGTGCACTATATAATGTGTTTTCAACTGGTAATACTACATTTGGTAAAACATCAGTTATTGATAAAAATACAAGACAGTTTGCTTTCTTTAATGAAATAATAGCTTCAGGATCTGATTTACTTTCAATGCCTGAACGTTCAAATGTTTATATTAAGTACTTAATTGATGAAAACAGTAATTTAACTGAATTAACAAAACGTAATTATGATTTGTTAAGTGAAGATCAAAAATATAATTTATACCAAGTACAAAATATTTTTAAAACTGAAGAAACAGTTAATATAGGATTATTTGATAATCAAAATCCATCTAGACAACAGTTATTAGATGGTAATAAACATATTTTTGCTGGTGGATTTAGATTTTATCCTGTATTATGGAATAGAAATGGTATAGCTAATTTAATATATAATTTAGTAAAACCTAAACAAATATCTATAGGAAACTATGTTGCTTCTGATTTTTCTATTACAAGTAGTGTTATAGTTGAATATATTCAAAGCTATGGGGTTAATGAAGGGTATTATATTATAAGATTTGATGCCACTCATAACTCAGGACCTGTACCAAATAATATTACTTTAACTTTAAATTTTACATATGAAGTTATTCTCTCTGGTGGTCTACAATCTTATACAGATTATGTTACTGTACCTTTTAGTGTAGGACAAACAGATAGTAGTGTATTTTTTAATCCAGGTATTGAAACTTACAACCAAGCTCCATCAGTGATAACTCCAATGAACCAAATTATAACTAATATTACTTTACAAATTGGTGGAGGTGTAAGTGTTGGTGGTACAAGTACATATAACTTATTTGTGAGTTCATCAACAGATCCTGTTCCATATTTTAAAATACATGTTAGTCAATCAAATATATTAATAGCTTCACCAGAATTATCTTTATATTATCCTGGTGTAAGTAGTGGAAGTGGAGCTTATATAAGTGATGGTTTTTATTTTGCTGGAAATGATGGTGAAAATCCATCATATGGTGAGTCTGATTATCCATTCTCTCTTAATCCTGGTGATTTAATTAGATTATATAGTACATCTTCATCAGCCACTGGATTCTCAGTGTTAGAAGAATATGAAATATCAAATATTATTCTTCCAACATCAACAAACCCATCATTATCTTTAGCACTACATAGAAATATAAACTTAAATACTATACAAACATTCTCAGCTAATAATTTAACTGGTAGTATTAGTAAATATATTATTAGTAGAAAAATACCTGATGAGACAAACATTGTAATTAACTATCAAAAACGTTTAGGGCAAACATCAGCAGGTATTGCTAAAAACATTAACCTATCACCTGATGTTGATGCTAAGTTAGCAGATCTTGTAAGTGATTTAAAGAGTAAGATATTTAGTACAGTTCTGATTCCATAATATATTTATATAAAACACATTAAAAGATGTCATTTTTAAACAACCAATTAGTAACAATTGATGCCGTATTAACAAAGAAGGGCCGTGAGTTAATGGCTCGTAATGACGGATCATTTCAGATTACACAATTCGCATTAGCTGATGATGAGATTGATTATACATTATATAATCCATCACATCCATCTGGTTCAGCTTTCTTTGGTGAAGCAATTGAGAAAATGCCTTTATTACAGGCATTTACTGATGAGACTCAAAACTTAAAATATAAGTTAGTAACTTTACCACGTGGTACTTCTAAACTACCAGTATTGAATCTTGGTTATACAACTGTAACTTTACGTCAGTCAGCAGCATTAACTATCACTCCTCAAACATTAAATTACTTAGGTGCAACATCAACTTTTGAACCATCTGGTTATTTATTAACTGTAGGAGACTCAAGATTCTTAAGTACATTCACTGGTGCTGGTGTTGATACAACTGCTTTAGCTACTGGAATAACTGTTCCAAATGCTAGTGGTGCTAGTTTATCTCAAAGTCAAATTGGTACTTCATTTAGTTTAATTGCTACAACAATTAATACTTTATTTGGTACTACAGCTTTACCAGGTACTACTATCACAACTACATTAACTTGTATTGGTAGAGACAGTGGTGCTAGAATCACTATACCTTTAACTATAATTAAAACCTAATTAATATATGTCATTTACAGCTTTTAGTCCTGATGATTCAGTGATAAGTTCAGATGCTTCCATTTCACCAATGTGGACTGGAGATGTAACTACATTAACTACTTTTTTTTCAAGTTCAATTCAAGAATCTTCAACACCAGGCAAATTCTATTTAGATGTTTATCAAACAGCTTCATCTAATTCTGATGCTGTTGTACAATTCTCTGTAGCTTATGGACATGTAAGTGGTTCAGGCTCAGCTTATTTTAATCCAGCTATACCTGATAAAACTCCAACAAGAGATGTGTATGGTCAATTTAGAACATTGATCTATGGAGATGAAAATACTCCATTTACTTTTGGTTCATCAGTTTATACTTCAAAAGATATTATTGTATTATCTGTTAATAGAGCTCGTTTTAAAGAATCATTTAATCCAGGATCAATAACATTAACATTAGGTACTGGTAGTAATGCTATAAGTTTAACTGATGATTCTACTGTAACAACAGCAGCTACTTACATTGGTACATCTCGTGTTTATCAATTATTGAGTGGATCTTATGATAGTATTTATTCTTCAAATTATACAATTAGTGGTTCATATGGTATTATGATTCCTGATGAAGGATTAATTATTTTAAACCCACGTGCTTTAGCTAATCCAGTAGGTGATTTAGGTGGTTTAAATGTAACATGGAATGAAGATAGCTCTAATACAGTAACTTCAGCAAATCCATCATACAACTATAATAACAGAAAAGTATTTGAATTATTAACTACAGAAGCTAATTTTCGTTTACAAAACTATGAAACTATTTCATCACGTTACTTCTTTGTAAGAGTTAAAAACGCGGAAAATAACTACACAACTAATCCAACTGTAATTGATTCAAATGGTAATTTATTATACACATCATTAATTTATAACCCACAAACATTTATAACAAGTGTTGGTATGTATAATGACGCTGGTGATTTAGTTGCTGTGGCAAAATTAAATAAACCATTAGTAAAAGATTTCACTAAGGAATTATTATTAAGAGTTAAATTAGATTTCTAATGTTTCGCCAATGTCAGTATTCAAAAGAATTAATACATCAGACTACTTTGTAGTTCCATATACAGCTAATAAAAGCTGGAATATCAAGTCGGAGTCTTTAGCTGACAATCAAATTACAGTAAATGCAGGAGTTAAGTTTACTAGTTCATTATTTGATCCTTATAATGAATTTGAAACTAACGGTCAATATGATCGTTTAGTTTATGATATGGTAAATACAACTTTCTACCCTAATTTTTTACCAACATATATTAACACAAGTTCAATGCAAGGTACTATCTTTAATGATGGTACTTTATCTACATCTTCATATTATAATGGACTTATTGAATTAGGTAATTTAGACACTATTAAATTTTTCCCAACTGGAAATGGATCATTAATCTATGTTATTAATTTCCCTCGTCAGTTGACTGGTGATAAAATATTACCAACTACATTTGAATTATCATATGTGAGTGCTTCAGCAACTACTTATAAAATATATGATGATGGAAATTATAATTTACTTTTTAGTGGCAGTAATGTAAATTCATCTATTGGAACAGTATTATCTCAAAGTTCATATATTGGTAATATATTTTATGAACAAAATATAGCTGTACTAAGTATAATTCCTGATGGATTTATGCCTACACCAACCCCAACTCCTACTCCAACACTAACACCAACTCCTACTCCAACACCAACATCAACATTAACCCCAACTCCAACTGGAACACCTACACCAACTCCATCGCCAACACCAACTAATACTTTTACTCCAACGCCAACACCAACAGCAACAAATACACCAACTCCAACACCAACTCCAACATTAACCCCAACAAGTACTCCTACTCCACCACCACCAACTGACACACCTACACCTACACCAACTCCTATTCCAACACCAACACCTACAGCAGCTACAGAATTATTTGTTTATGCTAAATATATAAATAACCAGTCATTAGGTGATTTACAATATAGTGTTAATAATGGATCACCAGTTAATATAGGACCTGTGACAACTTTATCTTGTGATCACTTCCATACTATAACAGGATTGAATGTTGGAGATGATGTAGACTTCACTGACACAAATACTCAAGCAATAGCTGGAAGTACAACAACTTGTCCTTCAGGACCAGGTGGATTTGGTTGTACATATAGTTATTCTGTAGTTTCAGGAGCACAATATGTTTATATAACTGTAGATGGACTTAATGCTTGCTAAAAGATGATTAGAAATATAGTACCAAATATAACCAATATAATTTTCAAAAACAACCATGTTGTTTATGAGACTTTTATCAAATGTACTATAAAAGACTATGAATTTAATACCTCATATAACCCAACATTATTGTCAGGTTCACAAGGTGTTTTAACAACATATAGTTCATCAAATAGTAGTGATACAATATATATAACATCAGAAAATAATTATGGTATATTAAAAGATTTTACTACTGGATCTATTTCAGGTTCAGAGTTTTCACCATATGTCACAACAATAGGTTTATATAATGATGCTCAAGATTTAATAGCAGTAGCTAAAATGGCTGAACCAATTCCTATTTCATCTAATACTGACACAACATTTTTAGTGAAGTGGGATTTAAATTTTAAAGATGATTTTTATCCAACACCAACCCCAACACCAACTCCAACACCAACTCCTACACCTACTCCTTAATATTTATATAAAATAATGTTATGAAATGGAACTACTGGGATAAATTAAATCCTGAAGACTACATCGGTTTTGTTTATAAAATCACTAACTTAACAGACAGAAAATTTTACATTGGTAAGAAGTATTTTTGGTATAACAAAAAGAAAAAACTAACCAAAAAACAACTCACTGAATTACCACCAGGACCTGGTCGTAAACCAACACATGAAATTGTACGTGTTGAAAGTGACTGGAAAACATATTGGGGTTCATCTAAGGAACTGCTTGACGCAGTTAAAGTGCTAGGTGAAGATCATTTTGAGTGTATGATACTCATGCCTTGCAAAACCAAAAAACAACTCACATACTATGAAATGCACTATCAATGTAAATTTGAATGTCTAATTCCAGGTACTAGATCCTATAATGACAATATACTAGGTAAGTTTTTTACCAAAGATTTGGTTTGATAGAATATTTTATTTATATTATCAGTTATGATTAATGCTGCCTTACTGCATACAGTGAACAGTGTACTAGGAAAAGGTAAAGAAACAAGTAGTAATAACTACGCGTATAAGTGTCCTTTTTGTAATCATCATAAGCCAAAACTAGAAGTAAACATGGTACCTAACATGAAAGGAGAGAATCCATGGCATTGTTGGGTATGTAATAAAAAAGGGAGAACACTGATTGGTTTATTCAAGAAAATAAAAGCTGTCCCTGAAAAATTATCTGAATTAAGATCAATACTTGGTTTCACTCAAAAAGAAGAAGTGGTTAGTGATAAAACTAAAGTTGAATTACCTAAAGAATATAAACCATTAGTTAATTTAGCACGTACAGATATTATGGCTAAACACACTTTAATGTATTTAAAAAAACGAGGTATTAATAAGTCAGATATACTTAAGTATAATATAGGCTATTGTGAAGAAGGCAGGTATGGGGGCCGAGTTATAATACCATCATATGATGCTAATGGTGATCTAAATTATTTTATAGCTCGAGACATCAATCCAGACTCAAAGAAAAAGTATGATGCTCCTAAATGTAATAAAAATGAAATTATAGGACTTGAATATTTTATTAACTGGAATGTACCTGTTATACTATGTGAAGGTATTTTTGATGCTATTGCTATTAAACGTAACGCAGTACCATTACTAGGTAAAACAATACCTAGAGCATTAATGATGAAACTAGTTCAAAATAATATAAAAACAGTATACGTATCTTTAGATAGGGACGCCTTAAAAGATGCTTTAAAATATGCTGAGGAACTCCTCAACTTAGGTAAAGATGTTTACTTAATTGATTTAAAAGATAAAGATCCATCAGAAATGGGCTTTGAAAAATTCACCAAATTAGTTCATGAAGCCGAGCAATTATCTCTAGGTGAACTAATATACAAAAAGCTAGAATTAGCATGATTGATAGAAATGTCAACATAATTAAAGACCCAAAAATCAAACGCATTGTAGAATACAATGAGGAAGATAGGCAAGTAAATGTATTAGACTCTCGTTTTTATAGACGTGGAGAAGAATACTATCCATCAGTAACATCAGTATTAAATTATTTTCCTAAAAATCAATTTTTCCATAACTGGCTTAAAGATGTAGGACATAACAGTGATATTATAGCATCTAAAGCAGCTGCTGAAGGTAATCAAGTACATAATGCTATTGATCGTTTTTTAAATGGAGAAGAAATTCAATGGTTAGATGAAAATGGAAGAGCAGAATACAGTATGGATGTATGGAAAATGATTTTAAAATTTGCTGAGTTTTGGAATACATATAAACCAGAACTTATAGTAGGAGAATATCATGTATTTTCTGATGCTCATAAGTATGCTGGTACCGCTGATTTAATTGTAAAAATGGATGGTAAATTATGGTTATTAGATATTAAAACCTCTAACTCACTCCATACATCATATGATTTACAATTAGCTGCTTACTCTAAAGCATGGAATGAAACACATAATGATAAAATAGAGGAAACAGGTATTTTATGGCTTAAAGCAAATACACGTGGTGAAGGAAAAAAAGATAAAATACAAGGTAAAGGATGGGAATTAAAAGTTATAAGTGATATTGAATCTAATTTCAAAATGTTCATGAATATCTATGAGATATATAAACTTGAAAATCCTAACTTTAAACCAAGTACAGAAACACTACCTATTTCTATTAAAATATTAAATTAAACATATTTATCTATGTGAATACTCAATTAACAATAGTAATTCCTTGTAAAAATGAAGGTAAAGGAGTTATTGACGTTATAAAGTTAATATCAGAACAAATAGATTGTAAAATAATAGTAGCAGACTCTTCAGATGATGAAGGGTCTGTTTTATTGCTATATAAATATGCTTCAATATATCCAAATATACAAATAGTTAAAGGTGGATTACCATCAGTAGCACGCAATAACGGAGCTAAATTAGTAACAACACCTTATATATTATTTTTAGATGCTGATGTTTATATTTTTAATCCTTATTTATTAGAGAATTGCTTAGCGACAGCTATAAAAGGAAAATATGATTTAGTTACTTGTAAGTTTAAAACAGATAAAATATATAATTGGATTTATTGTATTTTTGATATAATACAGTGGCTTACCTCATTTACAAGACCATTTTCCTTAGGTGGGTTTATGTTATTTAAAACAGAAACATTTAATAAATTAGGAGGATTTAATGAAAAAGATAAAGTTGCTGAAGATTACAGACTTAGCTCTAAAGTTAAACCTAAGAAGTTTAAAATCGTTAATGGTTATGTATATACCCCAAGTAGAAGATTTAATAAAAAAGGTGTATGGTATATGATTAAATTAATGTGGAAGTCTTGGATCAACAGAAACAATGATAAATTTTTTAAACATGATCAAAATTATTGGAAATGAAAAAGAAAATCCCATTTACTAAAATAGTTGTTGGAACTTCAATATTAATGGCCGTAGTATCTTATTTAGCATCTATATGGAACTAAAATATCAAACTATAATAGTATCTGATTTACATCTAGGAACTAAAGATAGTAAGGCAGAAGAGTTTATTAAGTTTATTGAAACACATCCTACTGATCTTCTAATATTAAATGGAGACATAATTGATGGCTGGGCATTAAATAGAGGAGTTAAGTGGAAAAAGTATCATACCAAGGTTATTTCTAAGCTACTTAAATTATCTAACAAAACAAAAATTATCTGGATTAGAGGCAACCATGATGAATTTATTCAGGAATTTATAGATAGTCATTTTGGTAATATTGAAATAAAAGAAGATTATATATTAAAATTCTCAGAACATATAGAATATGATATTTGGAAAAGAAGATGTTACTATGTTTTTCATGGAGATGTAATAGATGTGTTTATAACAAAATATAAATGGTTATCAAAAATAGGAGCAGTTGGTTATGATTTTGCATTGTGGTTAAATAGATGGTATAACAAATATTGTAAATGGCGCAATTTACCGTACCAATCCATATCTCAAAAAATTAAAGAGGGTGTAAAACAAGCCACAATGTATATTAATGATTTTGAAACTACAGCATTAAAAATGGCTGAAAAAAAAGGATGTGAAGGTGTTATTTGTGGACATATCCATCAACCTTGTGATAGAATTATACATAATAAACATTATTTAAATAGTGGTGATTGGGTGGAAAATATGAGTGCTATATTAATAGATAATATAGGTGTTATAACTATATATAAACATTAAATTAAAGAAACGTTACATAGTTATTGATTGACCGTGATTTATTTACTATATTTAATTATAATTTAAGAAGATGATGATAAAAATAAATAATATGCAACAAAAAGAATCAAAAACAAACTGGCATTTTAGAATTAGTGTGTTCAAATCATGCCTTCGAATTATGGCTGGTGTAACACTAATTAGAGGTGAACTATTAATATCAGGTGTGCTGTTTATACTAGCTGAAGTATTAGGTATTATTGAAGAACTTTAAATAAAAATAAGTTATGAAAGTAATTGACATTGAAGCAAACATTGTTCCACGTAAAGCTTATGTTGTAGAAACAGATGAACAACAATACTTGGAATTTACAGAAGGTATTGAAGTATTACCAGCTATGTATTATGAAAATGAACCTGGTACTAAGTTTTATTTTAAGAAAAAACATGAAGATGGTGAACCAGGATGGAAAGGTGGTGGTTATGAATGTGTAGAAGAAAATGGAGCTAGACGTGCATTTCATTTAGATTCACTTATTGTACATCCATGTTATTTTAAACGCAAAGAAAAAGCCGCTAAAATACTTAAATCAAAAGGTAAACGTGGTCGTCCAAAAATGGACCCAGCGCTTAAGAAAACACCTACAGTATATGTACCTACTGGTGGTAAACGTGGTCGTCCAAAAATGGATCCAGCACTTAAAAAATCAACAGTGTATGTTAAGACTGGTGGTAAACGTGGACGCCCAAAAATGGACCCAGCGCTTAAGAAAACACCTACAGTATATGTACCTACTGGTGGTAAACGTGGGCGCCCAAGAAAGAACAGTTAATATTTATTGGTATGAAGATTAGAATTAAAGAGGCGCAACAATCGCCACAAGCGATATTCATGGCTGGTCCTGCTGGTGCTGGTAAGTCCTTTGTTTCTAAATCTTTACCACTATCTAAATTCCGTATCATAAATGTTGATGACACTTATGAAGAACTATTAAAAGCTGCTGGTATAGGAACTAATATTAAAGATTTTACACCTGATCAATTATCACAAGCAGGCAAATTAATGGCGCAGGCTCAAAAAACAACTAAAGAAAAATACGCCCAAGCACTCGCTAATTTAAACAACATTATCATTGATGGTACAGGCGCAGCATTTAAACCTTTACTCAAGAAAAAAGCAGAATTAGAGGCTTTAGGATATGAAACTATAATGGTGATGATATATGTTTCCCCAGTTACTTCACTTGAACGTAACGCAAGTAGAGAACGCTCATTAACACCAGGTATAGTTTTAAATACATGGGAAAAAGTAAACAGTAATATTAAAACATATCAAGATGCATTTGGTGATAACTTTGTTTTAATAAACAATGATCCAAAAGATGCTGACATAAACTTTGATCCCCAAGAAATAAAGCGTAGATTTTTTGATACTGCTAAGGCTAAAGGTAAACCAAAAACACCAGAAGAATTAGCTAAGAAAAAAGCTGAAGTAGAAGCGATGAATAAAAGCATTGAACAACTGCTTAAACAAAAACTAAAATTCACTCCTAAAGACCAAGCCATATCTAAAATAAAGGCATTCATTAAATGATAGATTTAAATACAATATTAAATGAACTAAATGAAGAGGATGAACAAAAAACTCCTCCTGCTATTTGTTACTACCCAGGTGGGTTTAAACCACCACATGAGGGACACTTTGGAGTAGTTAAAGACTTAGCTGCTCGTTCTTATATCACTAAAGTAATAGTTTTAATTGGACATAAAACACGTGATGGTATAACTAAAGAACAAAGTAAACGTATTTGGGATTTGTATTTAGCCACATCTCCAATAGCTAAAGTAACTGTTAGAATAAGTGAAGATCCATCTCCAATTAAAGATATTTTTAGTGTTTTTGATGATGATTTAGAATTAAAAGCATATGTTGCTGGTGCTAAATCAGAAGTAGAAGAACAAGATTATTTTACCCCATTACAAAAAGCATTTAGCTCTAGAGTAATGCCTTTAGCAATTGAAGAAAAAGTAGTGACTGGGAGTAAGCGTTTATCAGGGACTGAAGCACGTAGTTTAGTAACACAACTTAAAAAGAATGTTTTAGCATTACGTACTGTGACTGATAAAAGTTCAACTGAATATTCTAAAGCTAGAAATGAATATTTAAATACTTATGAAGCACTTAAAGGATGTTTTCCAGAAGTAGTTATCCAGAAAGGACAATATGATGATATACTTAAAATACTAGGAATACCAGTATTAAATGTAGATCAATTACAAGAAAATCAAGCTGATGGTGATTTAATTATACGTGTGCCATATCATTTACCTGTTAATATAGAAGAAGATTTATTCACTATTAATTGGTGGAAATCAACTTTAGAAGAAACATTAACTAAACCACAAGATACATCAAATAATGTTATAGCTGACTTTATTGATTTTACTTCTAAAGCACTTGACTTACAAAAAGTACCTAAAATTACTTTTAGTGATGATGAAAATTTAGCTAAAAACACACATTCATTAGGTGCTTATAATCCTAAAAGTGATGAATTATTAGTTGTAAGAGGACCAAGATTAACAGCTGATATTTTACGTACATTGGCTCATGAATTAATACATTTAAAACAAAATGAATTAAATCCATTAAGTAAAGAAGATGGTAAAACTGGTTCATCAGTTGAAAATGAAGCTAACGCCGCTGCAGGTATTTTATTAAGAAAGTTTGGTGAGTATAGACCAGAAATATTTGAGGAAGCAGAAGTAACTAATACTAAAGCTGATTATAAGATATACTGTGATATGGATGGTGTGTTAGTTGACTTTGATAAAGGATATAAAGAATTAACAGGTAAAGAAGCTAGTTTTGATATACCAACAGAAAAATTTTGGGAGCCATTATCTAAAGCAGGTGCTGCGTTTTGGATTAAATTGAAATGGATGCCTGATGGAAAACAATTATGGAGTTATATTAAACCATATAATCCAGATTTATTATCAGCTCCATCAAAAGAAGAATCATCTAAAATTGGTAAATTTGTTTGGGTAAAAAGAGAAATGCCTGGTACTAAACTTATATTACGTCAAGCAGAACATAAACAAGAATTTGCTACACCAAACTCTATCTTAATTGATGATAGAGCAGATAATATACAACGTTGGAAAGATGCTGGTGGTATAGGTATTCATCATACATCAGCTGCTGATACAATACAACAATTGAAAGATTTAGGTTTATGAATGATACAAATTTAAAAAAAGAGTTTTCAAAACGTGATGTACAAAGAATGAGAAACATTATCACAGGTAATGCTGGTAGTGCAACTGGAGTACAAATGGGTTATAGTAAACAACAACAAGGCTATCAAGAAGATGATGTATGGGAAGAAAATGGTAAGCAATGGACCATTAAAAATGGTATCAAACAAACTGTTACTAAACATGATAAATTAAGACAATTAGTCACTATGCCTTTAGCTTGCCCTAAATGTAATAAACCAATAAAAAATGATGATGTAAATAAAAAAATGTGGGTTATACATAAAATGTGTCGTAGTTGTGTTATTGATATGGAAGCTAAACTTAAAGTAGAAGGTAAATATGTTGAGTATGAAAAAAAAATAATAAATAATAATAAAAATGCTATGGTGGATGATTTTGAAGTAGCATTTAATAATTTTATAAATAATAAAGGTGAATCATATGTCACTGAACAAGGTGATGTAGAGACATGGAGTGGAGGAAAGATAAATGAAGATAAAATAAAGAATGTAAAAGAATATATTAAAAAACTGCGCGAGACAGAAATATAAATATATTTATTCTCAGCATGGATACAATGAATAATATTTACACAGTCTTAATGACTGCTATTACAGTGCTAGGTAGCGCCGCTGCTTTTCGATATTATGAAAAAAAATCAATGCGTAAAGAACGTGACGAAGAATTTATCCGTCATGATTGCAAAGATCGCATTGCTAAATTAGAAGCATTACTTATTGAATCATCACGTGAAAAAGATGAGTTACGTAAAATGGTTTTAGAATTAACTAAAGAAGTAGCTTCATTACGTACCAAAGTTGAATTTTTTGAAAGAGGTAACATGCCAGTGATCACCACTACTAAAGTTAAAAATTCCCATAAGTAATTACCTATTATTAGATTTGAATATATTTATGTAGGACAAACTCTACATAACTATGCCATACACTCGTAAAGGAAATTGTGTATATAAAGAAACTGGTAAAAAAATGGGCTGTTCTAAAGATGCTAAAACAGCTGAAAAATATATGCGTGCTTTATACGCCGCTGAATCAGGTAACATTAAAGAAGGATTTGAACCAGAAACAATTGATCCAAACCAACCAGAACTTGCTGTATCTATTGAATTGCCAAACCCAACACAGGTTATGGCTTCTTTTGTCTCAACTTTTTTTGCTTCTCGCACACAAGCTCATATATTCCATTTACAAGTTAAAGGACCAAGTGCTTTTGCTGCTCACACAGTATTACAAGTATATTATGAAGGTATATTACCATTAATTGATGCTTTAGTTGAGTCATTCCAAGGCCGCTATGGTATCATCACTGGTTATAAGTGTGATGGACAATGGATTGAAAATCCAAATGATGCTGTAAAATATTTTGAAGCGTTATGTATGTATGTAGAAAAAAATCGTCACTCATTACCTCAAGATTCATATATTCAGAATCAAATAGATGAGATAGTTGAATTAATTGAAACAACTAAATACAAATTAGTAAATTTACAGTAATGAGAATACGCATAGTAAAAGAAGAAGACTTCACACCAATTGAAGATCCTAAAAAACCAAAACCAGCTGCTAAACAATTCCAAATATTAGCTTCAATGATCACTAACACTAAAGTTAATGATCAAACTAATATATTATCTGCTATGCGTGCATTACCAGGTGTTACTATTGTTAACTCACAAGCCGCTATTCCTGGTTCAAACTCAGAAGGACAACTACGCTATAAAACAAATGTTGATATTAAAATTGACACTTCAGCACTTGAAGGTGACATTAAAACTGCTATCAAGAAAATTGTTGAAAATATTAAACAAATTGAAGGTGTAGTTGAATTTAAAATATTACCAAAAGCAAAAGAAACAACTCCATATTAATGAATAAGGTACAATTAAAGGAGCATATTGAAAAAATTATTAATTATGTAGGCCAAGAATACAATCATGGTCCTAAATTAGTTATTAATGAATCTAAAGAACCAGTCTTTATTTCTGAAGGTTTGTACTATCATATTGAAAATAACTTACCAGTAAACGAATCAATATATCGTCCTCAATCAGCAATGTTTTTAAAATTATTTGTTGAGGTAAGAAATTTATATAATGATGGTAGAGTACAGTTATGTGAATCAGATCAATATTATTTTGACAACACAGATATAGGAACATTTGGTGAGTACAATGGTATTAAAGTACCACTAGACTTACCTTTGACTGAGGAATTTTTAACAGAAGTATTAGAAGAAGCAGACAAAAAAAAGAAAGATCCACCAATTGGAAAACCAAAACGTGGTGGTTCTAAGAAATTCTATGTGTATGTTAGAAAACCAGGTGGTGGTATTAAGAAAGTATCATTTGGTATGGCTGGTGGTGGTTTAAGGGCTAAATTAAATAACCCTAAAGCTAGACAAGCATTTTCTAAACGCCATAACTGTCCACAGAAAAAAGACAGAACAACAGCTTCATATTGGTCTTGTCGTTTACCTCGTTATGCTAAATTATTAGGATTTAAAACATCATTCTCAGGATTTTGGTAATATGATTAAACTAATTGACATATTACAAGAAATTTCAAAAAAAATTCAATACAAAGAACCTAATTTTGATTTTGAATGGGAAGAAGCAACTCGTTATCCTGAATTTAAAAAATTAGGTAAGACTAAATGGATAGAATTAGCCAAAACTGGCAAATCAGTAAATATAACATCAGCAAAAGATATTAATAATACTGATGCTAGTGAACCAAATTCTCTTAAAACTTTAAATCCTGATAAAGTTAAAAGAGCACTAACACAAATAAAAACAGGTACTGTAGAAATGCCTATTGTTGCTTTATATTCAGATGGATATAAAGAATTAATTGGTGGTAATACTAGACTTACAGCATTAATGTCAAAAAATGGTAAGGCTACTGTATGGCAATTTGAAATACCGGATGAAATAACATTATGAGCCATCCCTATAAGGATTTAGAAACAACAAAAGAATATATTATTAGAGAGTTTGATGAGAATATAGATCCTATCGAATTTCTTTGGCATTATGATGATGAAAATTGTCTTATAGAATCTATTAATTTTAATAATTGGTTGATTTAACTAGAAAATGAACTACCAATATCTATGAACAAACCAATATTTATACCAAAACATACTTGGTATCGTGTTATAAAAGGCCATGATAAACTATTATTAAAGATATATAAGTCATGATAAAACTGCTAGAAATACTAAACGAAGCAGATCCTAAAAAAGGTACAGGTAAAAAACCTAAAGGATCAGGCCGTCGTTTGTATACTGATGAAAATCCAAAAGATACTGTACGTATAAAGTTTAAAACAGCTCAAGATGTCAAAGATACATTAGCTAAAAAGACATTTAAAGCTAAACCACATGCTCGTAAATCACAAATTATAAATGTAATTCATCAGCGTATTAGAGCAGCTTATGGTAGAGCTAAAGATCCTGAAGTTAAAGCTAGACTAAAACGTGCTTTAGATTATATTGAAAAACGTAGAGAAGCATCTAAGAAAAAAACTAAAAGTTTAAATAAAGAAACATCAAATCCACAATCAGGTAAAGCAGTACCTTATGGTTCTGGATATGCTCCAATACAACAGAATGAAGATTTATTAAAAGAAAAATGTTGGAAAGGATATACTCAAAAAGGAATGAAAACAATGTTTGGTAAAAAATATCCTAATTGTGTAAAAAAATGATTACTTTATTAGATATATTACAAGAGGTAAAAGAAAAATTTGAAGACTTTGCTACTATTCGTGGTAAAGGAGCCTCTAAAATCTCAGAAAATGCTGAAAAAAAAGGTGGTTTAGCATTATTAACATGGCATCATTTTAAAGTTAAAGCTCCATACTATAAAAAAGCAGCTGAGGGTAAATTTGATAAAGAAGCAGCTATAAAAGAATTTGAAGATACTTATAAAAAGATATCATTAAATATGACTCAAATTGAATTTCAACGTGAAGTAGGACGTATGGAAGTATTAGGTGAACTTCTAATTAGAAATAAAAAATGATAAAGTTGTTTGACATATTAAGTGAAATAGGTATAAATTTATCTAATTATAAAGGACAAGTGTTACAAGGTGATGTTGTTAGAGCACCTAAAAATTTTCCATTAGGTGGTGAGAAACTTGACAAGTCATTACCACTTAAAGTAACTAAGGTGTCTAGAGAAGGTGTAAATAGATATAAACTATCATTAGAAGATACTAAAACAGGTAAAAAATACACTGTTAGAAACTTTGAAATGGATGGTGAATACCAAGGTAAAAAATTACCTAAATGGGGCTTAGTAAGAAAAGCCACAAAAAATGATTAATATGAATCAACCATATATAGACTTAGTTGTGACAGATGAGTATATAATTAGGGAATTTGATGAAAACATTGACCCTATAGAGCTAATGTGGCATCGAGATGATGAAAATAGGTTGGTTGAAGCTATAGAACCTACAGATTGGTTAATACAACTTGATAACCAATTACCAGTGTCTATGACCCAACCAATATTTATACCACGTCATATATGGCATAGAACAATAAAAGGCGCAGGTAAATTAAAAATAAAAATATATAAATCATGAAAAAATCTGAATTAAAACAATTAATCAGAGAAGCAATTGAAGAAGTTAAACCTAAAGTTGAAGAAGAAGTAATCAATGAAGGATTTGCTCCTGAAACTGATGAAGTAGGTGAATTTTGGGTGGTTGAAAAACCATCTACTAGTACTACTTTAGATGATATTTGCTTCAAATGTGAAAATGTAATGTACTTTGCTCGTCAAGTAGTTGGTGGATTAAAACCAGAAGACATCAAAGGTGTATTCATTAATGAAAATAAGGCTAAAAAATTAGCTGAAAAATTACTTAAAGAACGTGATAAGAAAAAAGATGAAGTAAAGAAAGCAACTGAAGCTTACAAGAAAATGAAAGAAGAAACTTTAGCTAAAGTACAGGAATACATGAAAAACAAAAAAGCTACTAAAGATGTAGTTGATGAGTTAAAAGATTTAACTGATAAGTAATGAAACGCTCTGAGTTAAAAAATATTATTAAAGAGTTAGTTGAAGCATCATATACTGATACATCCTCAGTTGAGATAGGAAAAACTAAAATTGATCCTCAAACTGGAGTTAAATCAACATTAAAAAGTATTGATCCTGAGACAGGTAAATTTTCTTGGGATATTGAATATGATATTGATCCTAAATTTATATATGATAAATTAGATCAATTAGTTGATTATTTACAAAAAGTCCCTAAAGGATCTGAGTTAGCTCAATATAGAGATATACTTAAGAATTTAAAAAATAAGACAGCTAGATTAATGAAATAATGAAAATTAGAATTAAAGAAATAGATACATTAAATCCTGAAGCTAAGAAGGCTCTTAATGACTTAAAAGGTCAAATGAGTACTCTTTTAAGAGATATTGAAGATTCTTTAGAAGATAAATCTAAAAATCAAAAAGAAGAAATAGTAATAACAACTAGTATTGTTTTAGCATTACCAGCTATCTTAGGTTTAATAGCTCGCTTTGGTAAAACTGTTACTAATATTGTTAACAGAACTTTAGGTAAAAAACCAACTAAACAAGGAGATGTTGAAAAATATCTCCAACAAATGGGTCATATAGCTGATGAATTACATTATTTATATGTAAAACCACTTGAACTGATTGTTAGACGTTTTGTTAAAGATGGAACTAAAGCTAAAAAAATATCTAGTTTTATATTTCATGTAATTGTAGCTATTATATTATTGGCTTCAGGTGTGACAGCTATTAAAGCTATACAATCAAAAAAATTATCACTTGCTACACTTGAAACTGCTTTGACAATTGTTAAAAGTGGTGAGGTTAAAAACTATATAATTAAATTATTAGCATAATGATTCGTTTAACAGACATATTACTTGAAACTCTGCTTGAAAAGAAAAAAGATAGATGTCATCGTATTGCTGATAGGCGTTATGATAAACCATCCGCTTACAAATCAGGTGCTATTGTTAGATGTCGTAAAGGTAAAATTTGGAAAGATCTTAAAGAAGATGAATCATTAAGAAAATGGTTTGGTCGTAGAGGAGCAGCTGGGAGTGAAGGTGGATGGGTTGATTGTAATACATGCCGTAAAGTAGATGGTAAAACAAAATGTAAACCATGTGGAAGAAAGAAAGGTGAAAAAAGAGCTAAATATCCATCATGTAGACCAACACCTGCTGGATGTAAGAAAAAAGGTAAAGGAAAAACTTGGGGAAAAACTAAATAAATATGCAAGACAATTTTAACATACATAGCTGGAAATTAAAACAAGTTATTAATGAATTAGAAAAAAAACAATGTCCTGACTGTGGATGTGAAATGGAGGGACAGATGTGTAATGAGTGTGGATATATGGAAGAAGGTGCTACATTTACAAATAAACATGATGACAATCCTAAATTAAAAGGTGATCAAAAGAAATTACCTGATGAGTTACAAGCCCAAATTGTAAAAGAAGAAGGTGAAGACCACGAAGTAGCTATGGCTAAATCTAGTTTACAATCTATTATGAGTTCTTGCTCTAAATTAATAATAATGTTAGGTGATAAAGAACGTAACATACCAGGTTGGATTCAAGACCATATAACAAACGCTGAAAACTATATTGATCAAGCCGCTCAAGGCTTTCATGAATTAGATGATAATAATGAAGAAGATTAAAATTATAAGATCAAGACCAATAAAGGAAGAAGAAGAAGTAGTTGATCAGGTACCTCAAGACACTGCTCCTGAGACACCTGAGATTACTTATGAATCTAATCCTTTAGAGTTCATGTTACAAAAGTATCCTACATTAACTAAAACATTAGTTGAATTATTAACTGATGATTTTAGAAATTATATTGTTGGTGTTTATATAATGGCACCAAAACCAACTGTATTTAAAATTGTTTTACACAACAATCGCTCATTTTATTTAACATTTATGGGTGATGACAAATATGAGGCTAAAGTAAGTGGCAAAAAATACTGGTTAGCTAGTATTGGTGAACTAGAAAAAGTTACTATCAGCATAGCTGAATTATTAATGTTAGGTACACCACCATCAACTCAAGGTCCTGACACTGAAATGACTTCTACTCCAGAGGAAACTCCAGAAGAAACACCAGCAGAAGAGGAAGTACCTGAAGAATTAACTGAAGGAAAGTTAAGTATTAAATTACTTAAAGAAAGTCCAGAGTCTGAAATTTTATCATTCTTAAAAAAAGATAAAAATGTAGCTGCTTTAGGCCCTGAAAAAGTAGTTCAAGATAAAAGTGGAGGTAATAAATACAAAGTATATTTTTCTGGTGTTAATGCTAGAGATGTTAAAGGTAGAAAAGATATTTTATCTAATATAAAATCATCAGGTAATGTTAAAGCAACTTATAATCCAAAAAGTGTAGGTTGGTCATCAATTGGTACTACAACTTTAATTAAAGGTGATCAATCATATATTATATCTGTTAAAGGTGGCTCAACAGTAGCTACATCAACTAATGTTAAAGAAGGTTTAGTTATATTGTTTTATGAGTCATCAATTACTACTCCTGTGACTGAAGATAATTTTGAGGATGTGATTATTAAATTGGGGGAAATAGTAGGTAGTGTTGAGGGTATAGACGAGAATACTACAAATGAATTAAATGAGTATTTAAAAGAATTAGAACCCTCCCCAACAGCTTTAAGTAATTTAAATCAACCATTGTCTCAAGCATTAACTATAAAAAAAGCTTATGGTGGTGCTTCTTTAACTAGAACAGGTATATTCAATGAATATAGAGCTTTAGCTAATGAAAAATTAGGACTACCAGCTGATAAATGGTGTCCAGGTGATGTTTATGTTATATTAGATGAAGGAAAAGCTAGAAAAATATTAAGTAGTGCTTCTGAACAAGAAAATGGGGCATCAGCAGCTGAAGTATTAAATGAAGCTTTTAATGAAACATGGGGTGCTAAAAAAGCTCCATTAACCGCTGTATCACTTAAGTTTGAAAAAGCACAAGGTGGTAAAGCAAAAGCATATTTTGATAAGTTCAGAAAAGCTAAAACAGAGTATAATTTAGATAGTGATGAACAAAAATATAAAGCTGAACAATATAAACAAGGTATTGAACGTTTAAGAGAGAAAATTAGTAGTGATGTTAAAAAAGCAGAAAATATAACATATAAAGCTGGGAAAGGTGATTTAAAAAATGATATTGGATTTTTAAGAGGTAAATACGCGGCTTTAAAAGCAATAAATTTCTTCTTTACTCAATCAAATCCAAAAGAATATGATGATGCTTTACTAGCATTAGCAGCCTTTGCTATGTCTTTAAGTGACACATCACCAGCGTTCTTTAAAGTTATTGCTAATTCAAAAGGTACAACTGGCACAGTTGAAACATTTGAAAGAGGAACTTCATTGTCATTATTAGTAGATGAAACAGGTGATATTGATCCTATTGAAATAACTGATTCAGACACATATGGTGGTTTAGAAATCAAAATGAAAGTAAATAAAGGTGGTGAACATGAATTAGTTAAAATTAACGCCAGAAACAATGGCTCAATTCAGGGTACTATTGAAATAGGTTCAATAACAAAAATAGCTGAGATTATTAAGCTTAAACTAAAATAATATATATTTATAATCACATATAGAACGGATTCATTGCCCGTTCACTCAAAAGAGTATAACATAAATTGGAGTAGTGGCCCATCAAAAAGATGGGCTACTTTTTTGCCTGCGCAAGATAAAGATGTTATATTTAAACCTAATGAATATATTTTATATACATTCTGATCCGACTGTAGCAGCTAAAGAATTAGTTGATGATCATATTCGTAAAATGCAGATTGAATCAGCGCAAATGTTATGTACAACATTTTGGCATTATGGTTTTGAAGCACCATATAAAAAAGCACACTACAACCATCCATCAACTAAATGGGTTCGTGAATCAATTTATCATTTTGATTGGTTATTGACTCATGGTTTGGTTATTTGTGATGAGTTTGCTTTACGTTATGGTAAACAACATGCTACTAAAAATGTATTATTATGGATTAGAGACAATAAAGATATGTTGTATGGTAAAATACCCACAACACCATTTGTTTCTCCACCACAATGTATGCCTGATGAATATAAGATGGAAGATACAATAGATGCCTATAGAAATTTTTATATTAAAAATAAAATTGAAATAAAAAAATTAAATTATAATAAATTAAATAACACACCAGAATGGATAAAAGAATTGTTATTGTTGGAGCAGGTGTAGCAGGTATCAACGCGGCAACTAAACTTGTAGATAATGGATACTCTGGAGAACTGATCACTATCATAGACAAAGGTAATGATCCAATTAACCGCTTACCTGAAGAGGTAATGACAGGTATGCTTGGTGCTGGTGGTTGGAGTGATGGTAAATTAACTTACCACACAGCAATTGGTGGTCAACTAGCTAAATATTGTGGTGAAGAAAAAGCAATGGAGTTGATGAAACAAGTAGTAGATAATTTTACTCGTTTTCACCCTAAACCAGAAGAAATATTCATGTCAGATCCACAAGAGGAACCTGAATTTATTAAACCATATTTTGATTTAAGAATATTTCCTGTGTGGCACATTGGATCTAATTTTTTACATGAAATTGCTAAAAACTGGTATCAATATTTGTTAGATAAGGGTGTTAAATTTTATTGGAACACACCAGTAGAAAATATTAATTTCCATTATCAACAAGTAGTATGTTTAAACAAAAAACATGATGCTAATTACACTATTGAATATGATGAATTAATCTTTGCAGTAGGTAAATCAGGTATTGACTTTGCTCAATCACTATCAGACCAATATAAACTACCAACTGAACCTAAATCAGTACAAATTGGTGTTCGATTTGAAACACCACAAAAATATTTCCAGAAACTAATAGATATAAGTTATGATTTCAAATTATATCAGAAATTTGATAATGTATCTCTCCGTAGCTTTTGTACTAACAACAATGCGGCTTATGTTGCTGTAGAAGAAACTTATGGTGATATTTCATATAATGGTCATGCCAAAAAAGGAAAAGAATTTGAAAACCAAATGACCAACTTTGGTATCCTAATGGAAATTAAGGATATTGAAGATCCATTTAAGTGGAGTAGAAATGTAGTACAAAAATTACAAATCAATAGCACTGGATTGTATTATTCACCATCTAGAAATCCCTCTACAACATCAGAAGGTAATATAGTATCAGCAACTAAAATTGATCAATTAAAAATGCATCAGATAAGACAAATGATGGAACCTTATTTTGACTATATTTTAAACTTTATTGATGATATGAATAAAGTATTTAAATTTGGTGATGATTGGGGGATGTATATTCCTGAGGTAAAATACCTATCTCCTGAACCACTAGTTAATTATCATGATTTATCATTAACAACATACAACAATGTACACTTTGTAGGTGATGCATTAAGTGCTCGTGGTATTACAGTTAGTGGTGCTCAAGGTATTTATGTAGCTGAAAGTTTAATTAACCTCAATTAATTAATTATATTTAATAAAATAGAAACACAATGGTTAAAAATGATAGAAATACAATGGTTAAAAATGAAGGAGTAAGGCGATTAAAATCATCTGATGGTACAATTATGTATCATCTAAATGGTAAATTACACAATTGGGAAGAACCAGCTGTGATACATCCAAATGGTAAAAAAGAGTATTGGTTATTTGGATATCAATATAGTAAGGAAGACTTTTTAGATCGTAAACGTGATACTAATGGTATTCCACCAGCTAAGGATCCAAAATATGACACACGTCTTTAATTAATATTTATATACATGAAAATAGGACTATGTGGAACAATGTCAGTTGGTAAAACAACTTTAGTTAAAAATTTAGCTAAACTTAATATATTTAAAGACTATAAATTAGCAACTGAACGTAGCAAATACTTAAAAGATTTAGGTATTCCATTAAATACAGATTCAACTATTAATGGTCAGCTTATATTTTTAGCTGAACGTGCTAGTGAATTATTACATGAAAATGTTATAACAGATAGAACAATATGGGATGTGAGTGCATTTACAATGTTGGCTAAATCAATTAATATATCTGATAAATCTAATTTTGTAACAGCTGCAATGACATTAAAAGATCAATATGACATTATATTTTATATTAATCCTATTGGCACTATGATGGAGGATAATGGTGTTAGAGAAACAGATCTTGACTATAGACATGATATAAATCAAGAAATATTACGCTTATTAACACTATATCCGCCTAAAAAACTGATAGTTTTAAGTGGATCTACAGGCAGTCGTATAAATACTATATTAGATAATATATTTTAAAATATTTATTAACAACAACAATTAAACATGGCAGATAATTTTGATCTTAAAAAATTTATTACTGAAGCAAAACTTAAAATTAAAGTTCCTGTAAAGGAAATGGCACGTATTGCTAAAGAGAAATATAAACTTAACACTGATTTTCCACAAATTAAAGATAGAATTAAAAATCCTAGTAAATTTAAATTAGATCGTAAACAACAAGTTGTTAATTATTTTATTAAAATAGCTAAAGATCAAAATGTTGATCCAATGGAAGTTGAATTATTAAAAAGTGACATTGAAAAAAATGCTGCCCCTGGTGTTAACTGGTCTTTTACTCCTGATATTCGTAACCAATTATTAAAAGTAACAACTATTAAACCAGAAAAAGCTGCTGATGAAGAACCAGGTGAAGGTGATATATTTGTTAGTGGTGGTGATGCTGAAGATTTATTTATAGGTAAAAGTAAAATTAAAGGTAAAAAAGCACAACCAGAAAAAGGTGATGAAGAAGAACCATCTGAAAAGGACATTGCTAAAATTAAATTACCAAAATCAACAGCCGCTGGATCTAAAGCGGGTAATTGGTTTGTAGATAATAGTGATTTAATTGATAAAATTATTAAACAATACTCTCAGTCACAAATTAAAACAGGTCGTTCAATTAAAGAAGCTGAAAATGGTGGTTTATCAAGTGCTGACTTTAAAGCAGCTCAAGCTAAGTCTAAAGAAGCAGCTAAAGTTGGTTTACCTGATTTAGTAAAGAAACTTGTAGATAAAATTGAAAAATTAAAAGCTGAAGATTATGACACTTATGTTAAAGTGTTAAATGATCTTGACAAATATAAATTTGGAGCTACTAACACTAAAGGAGTAATGAGAATGATCCTTAAAGCATTAGGCGAAGATAAACTTCCAGCTATTGGATCTAAAAGAAAAGATAGTGAAGAAGATGAACTTAAAAAATTAGGTATTGATGATAAAGACATTGAAATTGATGGTGAAGAAGAACTCTAAAACCATCAGAAAAATATTTATTGCTATAGGAGGAGTTATATTTTTATACTTATTTATTCTATTAGTTACATCTAAGCAAGGCATGCCCGCTAATATTAAGGCTACTATTGACTCATTGACAACAGTTAATAAGCAATTAATTAAATATCAAAAACAAATTGATAGTACAATTGCTGTTTATGAAGAAGAAATTAATCAGATTAATAATCAAGTAGACAATATTAAAGAAAAAACAACTATTATTAGAGAGTATTATCATGAAGTTGGACAACAAGTAAATCAATACACTCCAACTCAAGTAGACTCATTTTTTAAAGCTAAATACGGATACTAATGAAATATATTTTAATCATATTGATGTTGTTACCTGTATTTGGTAATGCTCAAACACAAGACACAGTACACATTCCAACTTATGTTGCTAAACAAATTATTAAAGATTTAATTAGTGGTGATAGTGCTAAAGCCGAATTAAAATTATGTAATGAAAATGTTACATTATTAGAAAAAAAAGTAACATTAAAAAATAATATTATATCAGGACATGTTCAAAAAGGTTTGATGTATGAAGATCATATTAAAAATGAACAGTTAAAATTTGATGCTCAACAAAAATGGGTTGATCAATTAAGAAAAGATAATAAGAAATTAAAAGCTAAACTTATCTTCACTCGCCTGTTAGGTACAGCTATTGTAGGTGGATTAGGCTATTTATATTTTACTAAATAAAACAATATAAAACAACTTTTAATTGCAGACCAGGTTTTCAACATGTTGCTATGAGACAACAAGTTTGTTGTGGTGAATGTAAACATCATAATAAACATCAACCATATCGCTGTAAATAAGATCCTTACAATCCCATGTACTAAGGCTTAACCAATAAGGTTAGGCTTCTTTTATATATTTATATATATGAGTGATCAACAACAAAACATTAAAGATATTATTAAACAGGAATATGTCAAATGTGCTACTGATCCTGTTTATTTCATGAAGAAATATTATTGGATTCAACACCCACAGCGTGGTCGTATTCAATTTAATTTATATCCATTTCAAGAAGGTGTATTACATCAGTTTAAAAAAAACAGATATCTTGTTGTAAATAAATCAAGACAGTTAGGTATATCAACACTTGTATCAGCTTACTCATTTTGGTTAATGTTATTTCAAAGAGATAAGAATGTATTGTGTATAGCTACTAAGCAGGAAACAGCCAAAAACATGGTCACCAAAGTAAAATTTGCCTATGATAATCTACCCAGCTGGCTTAAAATAAATACTTCAGAAAACAATAAATTAAGTCTAAAATTAATAAACGGATCTCAGATTAAAGCAATTGGTGCTACTGGAGACGCAGGTAGATCTGAAGCTGTATCATTACTGTTACTAGATGAGGCTGCTTTTATTGAAGGTATAGATGAGATATTTTCCTCTGCTCAACAAACTTTAGCCACTGGTGGTCAATGTATTGCTATTTCAACTCCATATGGTACAGGTAACTGGTTCCATAAAACATTTATTGGTGGTGAAGAAGGTAATAATGGATTTGTATCTTTAAAATTACCTTGGAATGTACATCCAGAACGAACTCAAAAATGGAGAGATGAGCAAGATGCCATTTTAGGAATTCGTAACGCTGCCCAAGAGTGTGATTGTGACTTTACAACATCAGGTGATACAGTTATTGAACCTGATATTTTAAACTTTTATATTCAAACATATCAAACAGATCCTATATCAAAAGGTGGTTTTGATGGTAACTTATGGCGTTGGGAATTTCCAGATTATACAAAACAATATATGGTTGTAGCTGACGTGGCCAGAGGTGATGGTAAGGACTATTCAGCTTGTCATGTTATTGATATAAATGAAGCTAAACAAGTAGAAGAGTACAAAGGACAAGTTGGTACTCGTGACTATGGACACATGCTTGTATCTATTGCCACTGAATGGAATAATGCTTTGTTAGTGATTGAAAATGCAAACATAGGATGGGACACAATTCAAACTGTAATAGAAAGAGGTTACCAAAACTTGTACTACTCAGCTAAGTCAGACACAGCAAACATAACAATGGAAAACTTCTTAAATAGAAGTAACAATAATTTAGTTCCTGGTTTTACTAACTCACTTAAAACTAGACCTCTTGTGGTTGCCAAGTTAGAAGCTTACATGAGAGATAGAGCCTGTATTATCCAATCACGCAGAACATTGGAAGAGTTAAGAACATTTGTTTGGAAGAATGGTAAAGCACAAGCCAATGACGGGTACAATGATGATCTTGTAATGTCTTTTGGTATTGGTATGTTTTTACGTGACACAGCTTTAAAATTTTCTCAAACAGGTATGGACTTAACACGCGCTTCACTTGGAGGCATAGGAAAAATTTCATATACTACAGGACCAGGTGGATTTTATTCTCCTCACTCACCACAACAAAGTAGTCCATGGCAAATGGATGATGGTAGAGGTGGTATGGAGGATATTAGCTGGTTAGTTTAAATAAATATTTATAACATATATTAAGATACTATGGGATTATTTGACAATCTAAAACGATTATTCTCTTCAGATGTTATTATTCGTAATATAGGTGGTGATGAGTTAAGAGTAATTGATACAGATCGAATACAGTCATTAGGTACTTTACAAACTAATGCACTTGTAGACCGATTTACTAAAATTTACACAACATCTGGTGCTGGTATTTACAATATTAACAATGTTTATAATTACCAAACATTAAGAATACAACTTTATACAGATTATGAATCAATGGACACTGATGCTATTGTAGCCTCAGCACTTGATATTATAGCTGATGAATGTACTTTGAAAAATGAGCATGGTGAAATGCTCCATATTCGTTCTAGTGATGAAAATATTCAAAAAATATTATACAATCTATTTTATGATGTATTAAATATTGAATTTAATTTATGGAGTTGGGCTCGTAATATGTGTAAGTATGGTGACTTTTATCTTAAATTAGAAATAGCTGAGAAATTTGGTATATATAATGTCATACCATTCTCAGCTTACTCAATTATTAGAGAAGAAGGTACTAACCCACAAAATCCTACTTATGTAAGATTTAAATATGACCCAACATCAGTATCTGGTATTACAGCTCCTCAAACACAATACGCTTTAGGTACTTCAGCATCAGATATTCACTTTGAAAACTATGAAATGGCTCACTTTAGATTAATAAGTGATGTTAATTATTTACCCTATGGTAGAAGCTATTTAGAGCCAGGTCGTAAAATTTTCAAACAAATGGTATTAATGGAAGATGCGATGTTAATTCATCGTATTGTTCGCGCTCCTGAGAAACGTATTTTCTATATGAATGTAGGTGCTATTCCTCCAAATGAGGTAGAAGCATTTATGCAAAAAACAGTTCAAAAACTTAAGAAAGTACCTTATGTTGATCCTCAAACAGGTCAATATAACTTGAAATTCAATATGATGAATATGATGGAAGACTTTTACATACCAGTAAGAGGAAATGATCAGACTACTCGTATTGAATCAGCTAAAGGTTTAGAATACAATGGTATTGAAGACGTTGCTTACTTAAGAGACAAATTATTTGCTGCTCTTAAGATTCCTAAAGCATTCATGGGTTATGAGAAAGATTTAACTGGTAAAGCTACATTAGCAGCTGAAGATATTAGATTTGCTCGTACAGTAGAACGTATTCAAAGAATATTATTATCAGAGTTAACTAAAATTGCCCTAGTACACTTATATAGCCAGGGATATGATGGTGAAAATTTAACTAACTTTGATTTATCATTAACTACACCTTCTATCATTTATGATCAAGAGCGTGTTAACTTAATGAAGGAAAAAGTTGAATTAGCTGGTACCATTATGGATAATAGCTTATTACCAACTGAATGGATCTATGATAACTTATTCCATTTCAGTGAGGATCAATATGATGAATATCGTGATTTAATTATTGAAGATAAGAAACGTAAGTTTAGATTAACTCAAATTGAAAGTGAAGGTAATGATCCAGATGAATCAGGTCAAGTATATGGTACACCATCTCAATTAGCTACTGCTTATGGTAAGGGTAGAGGTGATGGCGCTGTACCAACTGGATATAATGAAAAAAATCCAAATGAACCTGTACATTTAGTTGGTCGCCCTAAAGCTTCAGCCTCAAATATTAATCGTCAAGATAATCCATTTGGTAAAGATAGAATTGGTGCTAAAACATACAGCACAGCTGGTGTAGATCAAGAAGACACATTAGCTAAAACTCAATGGAAAGGTGGGTCACCACTTGCTTTAGAAACATATCTTAAAAATAAAGGAATGTTTGATAGGATCCCAGTAAATCGTCGTACAAATTTATTTGAAACTAATTTATTGGATGAAAATAATATCCGTGACGAAATTAAATAATACACATATTTATAAATAGTATCATTATACTAAATTATGCGTATTAAACATAATAAATTTCGTAACACTGGTGTATTATTTGAGCTATTAGTGCGTCAAATAGCATCAGACACATTAGCAAATACTGATTCTAAAGCAGTTAGAATTGTAAAAAAATACTTCCATAACAGTGAAATTGCTAAAGAACACAAACTTTATCATACTATTTTAACAGCTCCACGTTTATCTGAAGGTAAAGCTGAGGCTTTAGTGAATACAACAGTTGATTTAGCTAAAAAATTAAATAAAGAAACATTACTTAAGGAAAAATATAACTTAATCAAAGAGGTTAAGAAACATTATAATCTTGAAAGTTTTTTCAAAGCTAAAGTTAATAACTACAAACCATTAGCAGCTGCTTATACATTATTTGAATCAGCTATGGAAAACAAGTTTGTTGAGCCTAAACAATTAGTACTTAATAAACTTACTTTAATGGAACATATCACTAAAAAACAATTAGTTGAAAATAAAGAATTAGATGTTGAGCAAGTATTAGCTAAAGAAGACAAGAATGTACGTATCTTAGCTTATAGAATGTTAATTGATAAATTTAACAATAAATATTCAACATTAAGTGAGCGTCAAAAAGCTGTACTTAAAGAATTTATTAATAATATATCCAACCCTGAACACCTTAAAGTTTATATTAATGAGAACCTTAATAAAGTTAAAATTGAATTAAGTAACTTAGTTAAACAAGTTGATGATAAGACAACTGAAATCAAGTTAAACGAAGTTATAACATTGATAAAACCAATTTCTAACAAGTCATCTGTGAAAGATGAACATTTAGTAACATTACTTCAATATCAGCAATTAGCTGAAGAAATTAAAAGAGTAAATGGATAACAAAATTAAATTAAGAACAGAACTTAAAAAGAAGCTCAAAAATGAAATGTCAACAACTGGCACAGGAGCTTCTGTTACTCCTGGTTCAGGTGAAGGTGTATCTACTAAATATGCTTTTGCTAAAAAAGATAATGGTAATAAAATAGCCAAAGATTACATTAAAACATTTGGTGGTGAATTAGCTCCATCAATTCCTAACCGCCCATCTAAAGCTTTTGATTATAAAGAATTATGGGAAGTAGGTGAATATGAATCTCTAGCTGGTATTTTAAAGCAATTAGGTGCTGAAAAAGACTCTATTAAAATACTTATTAAAGCAATTGAAATGGGAGCTTTAAAACCAACTGATGCTATTACAATTGTAAAGAAAGCATTAGGTAAAAAAGAAATTAAAGAAGCAAAATTAGATATTGATAATAGAGTTAAAGTAACTTACAGTAATGAATTTTACAGTGAGACAGGAACTATAACTGATATCAAACGTGGGTTTGTAACTGTTGAAATGGATCGTGATGGTAAAGAATATAGTATGCATTCAAGTGATGTTGTAAAAATAGAAGATAAAGATGATGATGAAGATATGTTACAAGAAGGATATGCTCAATTTAGAAATAAAACTAAAACTCGTACTAAACCAGAACAATTTCATACAGCTGTTAAAGAAATAAAAAAGAAAATGAACGAAATCAATCGTATTTTTGAATATGTTGATCGTTTAAAAACTGAATTAAGTGAAGGTGAAGACTTAAAATATAAAAAATACACTGAAAATGCTTTCCAACAAATTAAAGAAAGTGCAAAACAATTATTTTTAAAATCAACAAAACTAAAATAAAATGACAGACAATTTTAACATGAAAAAATTCTTAGTTGAAAATAAATTAGGAGCTTACTCTAAATTAAGAGAAGAAGATACTATTAATGAATATATTGGTAGTGAATTATCTTTAGAAATTGGCCAGTGGGTTATTGATAATTATCCTCAAATAGCTAATGTATTAAAAGCTGAGCCATTTGGTGATGGTCAAGAAATAGTTGACTTAGGTAATGCTGTTGTAGGTTTAGCTACTGCTGGTACACTTACTTTAGGTGCTAGTTTAGCTATGTTTGGTAATTCTATAGTAGGTGCTGTTAAAGATGCGGCTGGTAAATTAAAATCAGCTTTATCTAAAGTTGGATCTAGTAAACTAAATACTTCTATAGCTGAAATTTATGAAGATATGCAAATTGATCCTGAATTAATGAGCATAGCGGCTAAAATTAAGGCTAAAGGAATGAATGAAGAAAAAACTGAAGAAGCTTTATCTCCAGAAGCTATGAAGCGTATGGATGAATTAGTTCCTCAAACTGCTTTAAAAGCTTTAGTTGGTGGCGCTCAAGCAATCATCAGAGATTTTAAACAAGATGGATTTGAAGATGAGGAAATTTTTGAATTTATTGTAAGCAAAATTAAAACATTATAATATAATGGCGAAAGCAACCAGTAAAGGAGAAAGCCGTAAAGTTATATTTGGTAAGCGTAAAAGCGGTAAAGCAGCTAAATCAACAAACAGACATAACCGCAAAGAAAAAAATTATCGTGGTCAAGGCCGCTAATATTTATACATATGACAACATTAGAATTATACCGTAAACATAAGAGTGGCGAAATAAGCCGTGAAAAATTCTTATATGAAGTAAGACGTGATAATAATTTACCATGGATTACTAATTTAACATCATATAATGATGCTATCACTATTCTTAAACATAAAGGTATTGTAACAGATGAGACACCAGTTATAGTTGGTATTCCAGCCATTGGAATAATGACTGAGGCTAAAGAAGCTAAAAAAGAATTAACTCTTGATACAGTTAATCCATATGAGTATCGTCATGGTTTACAACACGAATTAGCTGAAATGGATGATTATAGTACTGAAGCGCTTGAAAAAGCTAAAGCTACTGTGTTAAAGAATTTAAATAAAGATGCTAACTTTTATTCTACTTTATTAAACCAAAAACAATCTCCATACAAATTTAAAGCACCTGAAACTGATAAATCAGGTATGCAAGTTAAAGCTGATGGTTATTTAAAGAAAGAAGCTAAAAAAGATGAAAAATCTAATGTCCAAGATTCATTAGGTAAAAAAGAAGAAGGATCTAAAAAACCTAAAGGTGTTAAAGTAATGCCTGATAAAGGTGTTGAAGGTAAAGAAAAAATTGTTAAAGAAAATATAGAAGAAGCATTCCGTCCAGGTGTTGATTTAGGTTCTTCATTTGAAAAATTAAAAGGTCAAATGAGCGCTGAAGATGAATTTAAATCATTACTATCTAAATATGATTGGTATTATGAAATGAGTGATGATCCACGTGTTTATGATCGTGGTATTGCTTTAGATAAAAAATTAGCTGTTTTAGGTAATAAAATTGGTGTTAACAAAGCTGTTGAATTATTCAACACTAAAGCTCCATCAGATAGAAAAATAACATCTTCTTTCTTTATGGAAGGTAAAGATAAACATGCTAAACTAAAAGAAATATTGAAAAATAAAGTTAAAGAAGCTATATATAGAAAACCAAGTGAAAGAACTTTCATTGTAGCTAGTTCTCCAGCATCTAGAAGAGAATTAACAGGACAAGGATATACTGAAATACCAGGAACAAAAGATGCTGTTGGCTTATACAAATAAGAATAAATGAGCAAACAAATATTAATAGAATATTATTCATTTTCACCTTCGCCTCGTTCATTAAATGAGGCAAAGTTGTCTCCATCTAAAAATTTGGTTGTTTCTGGTGTAGTACAACGTGCTGAAGCTAAAAATCAAAATGGTAGAATATATCGTTTAGAAACACTAGAGCGTGAAGTAGAAAAATACATTGCTGGACCAATTGCTGAAAATAGAGCTTTAGGTGAATTAGACCATCCAGACTCTTCTATTATTAATTTAAAAAATGTTTGCCATAACATTAAACATTTATGGTGGGATGGTAATGATTTAATGGGTGATATTGAAGTATTACCCACACCAAGTGGTAATATATTAAAAGAATTATTTTTAAATAATATTACTGTAGGTATTTCTTCACGCGGTATGGGTTCAGTGAAACCATTAGGTGAAGGTACAGTAGAAGTACAAGATGACTTTGAATTATTATGTTGGGATTTTGTTTCAACTCCATCAACTCAAGGTGCATTTGTTAGACCAACAGGACTAAGTGAAGGTGTTGTACCTGGTTTACGCCAATTTGGTAAATACACTAAAGTAAATAACCTAATATTAGAAATTATTTGTTCACAAACAGGTATTTGTTGTATAAGATGAGAATAAGAATTATAAAAGAAAACGAGAAACAAGATTTAAAGAATCTCCTTAAAATGGATTATTCTTTATTTGTTAAAGAATTAGGTGATAACATTAAAGATCCTAAATTCATAGCTGCTATTAAGTCTTTATCTGATAAATACCCACTTAACTTTAGTTCAGTAAATCCAACAGTTGGTGATTTAAAACCAACTCAAAATGAAATTGATATAGATAAATCATTAAAATTTCCTTTGACTAATGCTGATTCAGCTAGAATATGTTTAAAAGGAGGTATTATAGCTGTAGCTGGTAAACGTATCATCACAGGTGGTGGAGGTAAATTTATAATTGATGGTCATCATAGGTGGTCTCAAGTATGTGCTTTAAATCCAGAAGCTAAAATTGCAGCTATTGATTTATCTGATATAAAAAATCCAATAAAAGCTTTAAAAGCTACTCAATTGGGTATCGCAGCTGATTTAGGTGAAGTACCTACAGCTACAGTTGAAGGCAGTAATTTACTTAAAATAGGTAAAGATGCTTTAAGGGTATATATTGTTAAAACAATTACTCCTAAAATAGTTCAAGTATTTATAGCTAAAGGAATAGGTAAAGGCAGATCAGTGTTTGCTAAAATAGCAGCTAAAACAAAACCATTACAAGAAGCTCCAGATCAATCTACAAAATTAGCTATAGCTAATTATATTTGGAAGAATGTTGAACAAATGCAACAAAAAAACCAACCTGTACCTGGTGCTCCTGAACGTGGAATTATGCCACAAACAGATGATGCTAAGGATTGGCAAGATTTAGCCCCAAATATAAATAATATAAAAGAAGAAATAGCTCGTTTAAAGAAGTTAGCGGGATTATAAGTATTTTGTCGCTTTGATTACTTTTCATATATTTATAAACAACCCCATATGAGATCTCCAATATCTCATTAGTTTAATATTTACAATTCTATATTGCTTCCTCTAATAAGCAATCAAAAAGGAGAAAATTCAAATGACAAATCAAGAATTATTCAGTCAAGCAATTGCTGATGCTAAGGCTGTTCGCAATGCTGCTGTAGCTAATGCTAAAGCTGCCCTTGAAGAAACTTTCACTCCAAAAATCATGTCTATGCTTTCAGCTAAATTAAACGAGTTGGAAGAAGAAGGATTAGAAGAGAAGAAAATGGAAGAAAAAGGCTATAGTATGAAAGAAACCGAAGATGAACCTCAAATTATTATTCCAGCCAATGATGCTGATGATGATACAGCGGAGTACTTTGAAGAAATACTTCGAGATGCTGGAATCAAGGCAAGAGTTGAAGTAACATTTGGTGAATTTGAGATCTATCTAACTAACCCAACAGACAAACGTAGAGCGACAAAAGTACTTAATGACGCTGGTTGGAGATTACTACCTAATACTTTGGGTGAAGACCATGAAGGTAAAAAAAAGATGGAAGGAGAAAGTTATGAAGAAGATTATTCTATGGAAGAAACTGACCTTGAAGAAATCTTAGCCCAACTTGAAGCTAAAGAAAAAGCTGAAGAAACTAAAAAGAAAGACATGGAAGAAGCTAAGAAAAAAGTAGAGGAAAAGAAAGACATGGAAAAAGCTAAAAACAAAAACAAAAAAGAAAAAGTTGAAGAGTCTTTAGAAGAAGATGATGACAATAATGAAGTTACTGAACTTACTGTAGATGAACTCAAAGACATTATCCGTGATGTATTAAAAGATGTTATGGGTGATAGCGAAGAAGAAGGTGAAGGCGAAATTGACTTAGAAGATGAAGCTGGTGAAGAAGTTGAAGATGAAGAATCTATCAGCCTTGATGAACTTTTAGCTGAACTTGAAAAAGAAAAGGGAGGCAAAAAACCAGTTGATGAGAAGAAAAAAATGGAAAAAGAAGGTAAAAAACCTGTTGAAGAAAAGAAAGTTGAAGAAACTGAAAAAGAAGACATGGAAGAAGCCAAGAAAAAAACTGAAAAAGACTTAGAAGAAGCCATCACTACCATCAAAACTTTACAAACTGAGCTCAACGAAGTTAACCTTTTAAATGCTAAACTTCTCTACACAAATAAAATCTTCAAAGCTAAGTCTTTGAATGAAGCTCAAAAGGTTAAGGTATTAAAAACTTTTGATAAAGCAACTAATGTAAAAGAAGTTAAAACTGTTTACAATACTTTATCTGAGTCATTAAGTTCTAAGACTAAATCTACAATTAAAGAATCAGTTGGATTTGCCTCTAAGGCAGCTGGTGTTGCACCAAAACAACCGATTGTAGAAGGTGATGCTGCTATTCGCCGTATGCAACAATTAGCAGGAATTATTAAATAAGTTTTGACTAAATAAAAAAACAAAACAAAATTAAATTTTTTTAAAAATGAGTACTGTTCAATCTTTAATCGAATCTGCTAACCCATGGCAGTCTCAGCAAGGCGACGCTGCTCGTCTCGCTAGTAAATGGGCTAAGTCAGGTTTATTGGAAGGTCTTAAAGACTATGACCAATCAAACATGGCTGTAATGCTTGAAAACCAAGCTAAGCAGTTGGTTGTTGAATCATCTCAAACTGGTACTGGTGGTACATTTACTCCAGGAACTGGTGAGCAGTGGGCTGGTGTTGCTTTACCTTTAGTGCGTAAAGTATTTGGTCAAATCGCTGCTAAAGAGTTTGTTTCTGTACAACCAATGAGCTTACCTGCTGGTTTAGTATTCTTCTTAGATTTCCAATATGGAACTACTAAGAATCCTTTCTCTTCTGGTAATTCACTTTATGGCACAGCTGCTTCTGGTGAAGGTTTTGGTAACTTAGCTGAAGGTGGTCTTTATGGCGCTGGACGTTTTGGTTACTCAATCAACCAATTCTCATCTTCTTTAACTAATGCTACAAATGTGGCTGCTGCTACTTTCTCTGAAATTAACTTTGATTCTAACTACAGTGCTTCTATGGCTGCTAGTAAAGTTGTAAAAATAACTTTAACAACTGGTTCAGCTGGTTTCCCATCTAACTTTGATGTTAATGGTGTTCGTGATCTTTATTTGATTGATGGCACTAATGCTTCTCCAGGTACAGTTATCACTTCAACTACATTTTTACCTCAATTCACTACTATTAGTGGTGGTACTGTTAAGTTATATGTAACTGCTTCTGCTGTTACTGCTATTAACGCTGTAACAACTTCTATGACATTGTTCTTCAACAAGAAGACAGCTGATAATGCTCGTGGTGATTTCGAAGATGCTTCTGGTGCTGGTTATCCAAATGCTGGTAGTCTCACTACTCTTACTATTCCAGAAATCAATGTTCAATTGCGCTCTGAGACTATCGCTGCTAAGACTCGTAAGTTAAAAGCTCAATGGACTCCAGAATTTGCTCAGGACTTGAATGCTTATCAAAACTTAGATGCTGAAGCTGAATTAACTTCTATGTTATCAGAGTACATCTCTCTTGAGATTGACTTAGAAATCTTAGACATGTTGATTCAAAACGCTCCAATTTCTGAAGTATGGTCTGCAAAAGTTGGTAACCAATTAAATGCTGCTGGTAATGCTTTTGACAGCAATACTGCTGGTGTATACTACACTCAGATGACTTGGTTCCAAACTTTAGGTATCAAATTACAGAAAGTTTCTAACACAATTCACCAACGTACTTTACGTGGTGGCGCTAACTTTATGGTTGTATCTCCAACTGTAGCTACTATCCTTGAATCTATTCCAGGATTTGCTGCTGACACAGACGGAGCTGCTGATAACATGAAGTATGCTTTTGGTGTTCAGAAAATTGGCCAGTTAAACAGCCGTTACAAAGTTTATAAGAATCCATATATGCTCGAGAATGTTATTCTTATGGGCTTCCGTGGATCTCAGTTCTTAGAGACTGGTGCTGTTTACGCTCCATACATTCCATTAATCATGACTCCACTAGTGTATGATCCAAATACCTTCACTCCAAGAAAAGGTATTATGACTCGTTACGCTAAGAAAATGGTACGTCCTGAATTCTATGGTATTGTTAAAGTTGCTGATTTGAACATTATCTAATCAGTATTGACCTAGAGTCATAAATAAAAAGCCCGAGCGTTTGCTCGGGTTTTTTCTTTTATATTTATAACAAATTAAGTTATATGAAGGAACCAAACCGTGAAAGAAAGAATGACATTAAAGTTATTAATGCTATTCAGTTAAATGAAGAACAAAAAGAAGCAAAAAGGTTAATAGTAGAAAATCAAGTAGTAATTATAACAGGTAGAGCAGGATCAGGTAAGTCATTAGTATGTGCTCAAGCCGCATTAGATTTTTTTAAAAAAAAACAAATTAACTGTATATATAATACACGTGCAGCTGTTGAAGTAGGTAAATCATTAGGATTTTTACCTGGAGATATTAATGGTAAATTTGACCCATATATGGAAGCATTTGTTGAAAATCTTAATAAATGTTGTACTAACAAAAATGAAATACCTGAATTAATTGAGGATAATAAAATTAAAGCCTTACCAGTACAATTTATTAGAGGTAAAACTATAGACGATATACTAATTGTAGAAGAGGCTCAAAATTTAACTAAAGGTGAGATGTTAGCTATATTAACTCGTTTAGGTAAAACAGGTAAAATAGTGATTAACGGTGATAATGAACAAACCGATATAAAATCAAATACTGGTGAAATAAATGGTTTAAGTTATGCGATCGAATTATCTAAAAAGATTGAAGAGATCAAGTGGATTAAATTAAAAGAAAATCACCGCTCCGACCTAGTTGGTAAGATACTTGAATATGAATATGGAAAGTAACTGGATTTAACGATATTTATATTAGAATAATATTAATATAAATGGCGCAAAACCTTACACAATTATATGCTGCTGGAAATATATCAACAGGATTTGGTAGTTTAACCACAGTTAAAGGCAATACTCCTTTTGGATATTTTGATAATGACACTGAGTTTGTTAGAGATGCTAAAAACTGTACTGTATTTGTAGCTCAACGCTTAGGTATAACTACAGGTGTTGGAGCTGCTTACATGGTGAATTTAAGTGATATTGGTGTTTACGCTGCGTTTGAAGAAGCGGTATTAACATATGGTAACACCGTTTATCAATATAAAATCAGAGACAATTATATTAATTTAGAGGGTTCTGAAACAGATGTATTTAACCAATCAAGTACTACTTTAATTAATAGTGTTTCTAATAAAACACCTATATTCTGGTCTCCAGCTCGTACTGCTAAATGGGATGAGATTGGGAATGATACTTTCTATTCTCAATCTATTGTGGATAATGAAGTATATGTAATGTCAGCTTCATTAAGTGACTTTGTTGCTCCAAATTTAGATTTTTTAAATAACTTTACTTTAGCAGGTGATGCTTATTATAATGGTAATAATAATGTTAACTTATCAAGAGTAGTATTAAATCAATTTAATAAAGTAGCTGGTCCAACTTCTGGATCAAATAATATTATAACTGATGGTAGTGATTTTATTTATTTCTTTACTGTTGATCCAGGTGTGAGTGGACAATATCCAGCTCGTTTTACTAACTATAATCAAAATGGTATTCCAACAATTTATTATCAAGCTCGTTTACAAAATGAGTTAAATAATAAAGTAATAAATAGTAACTTAGCGGCTCAAATTAGAATAGCTGACACTTATGGTGGAGCAACTAGTGTAGGAGGTACAGTAACTGAATACACTGGTTCTCTTAATTTAACTCCTGGTCAACAAATATATGATTTAAATGCTTGGGCTGCTGCTTCAGCTTCATTAAATGATGGAGATAGTATTGAAATTAGAGAGGTATTTTATCAAGAACCTCCTGCAATTGTAAGATATTTTGATCCATATGCTGGTACAGGTACTGGTGTTCAAGGTTTACTTGAGACATTTGGATTTGGTTCTTACTCACCAGGTATTAACTTTATGTTAATGCCTGTATATTGGGATATTCAAAAGATTCAAGCAATTGAATTTAATGACCAAGTAAGAAAATCAGCTTATTCATTTGACTTAGTTAATAATCAATTAAGATTATTTCCTGTACCAACAGATGAATTTGGACCTACTTACTTACTATTTAAGTATGTTAAAAAAAGTGATACAAATAATCCTGTAACTTCTTTACAAAGAAATGTTGTATCTGATGTGATGAGAGTTCCTTATCGTAATCCAATTTATTCTAATATTAACCATGTTGGTAGAATGTGGATTTATAGATATACTTTAGCATTGTGTAAAGAAATAGAAGGACAAGTTAAAACAGCTTTAGACACAGGACAAATCCCAGGTATGTTTAAGGGTGGTGAATTATTAACAGATGCTAGAGCTGAAAAACAGTCTTTAATGGATGAGTTAAAAGAAATGTTAAATGAAGTTTCTCGTAGATCTCAACTTGAAAGAAAACAACAAGAAGCTGAATTCACTCGTCAATCAATGAACCAAATTCCTTTACCAATATACGCTTTATAATAGTTTATGTTTTTAAATACTTACCCAAGAAGATTCTTTATGCCTGATGATCCAAATGATGGAAATGGGCCTATAGACTTTGCTACAGCTACACCAACACCTACACCAACTATAACTCCAACCCCAACAATTACTCCAACTCCAGGTGGACCAACACCTACACCAACTCCAACTCCAACTATAACTCCAACCCCAACAGCTACTGTTACTCCTGAGCCGACAGAAACACCAACTCCAACTCCTACAATTACACCTACACCACAGTGTATTGACTTTGTTAGTCCACAATTAGTACAAGCATCACTTGTATCATTTTTAGTTGATAGAATAATTTATTACAAACTAAATTTAGAACAAACTAAGAAAAATATATATGGTGAATCATTAGAAAAATGGTATTTTGAAGGAATTCAAACAAAAGGATCTATAGAAAGAAATCCTGAAACTATTGATAATGAGATGTTTGGACCTGATGTTATGCAAAATATAAAAGTAAGTATACCTGAGGCTGTTTTAAGTACAACTAATCCATTTAATATTATTGTACCTATAAACATAACACCAGAAATTGGAGATATAATTTTTGATGTTGGTAGAGAAAAATATTATGAAATTCATAATTTGGTAGTTGATTATTATTCTGTTGTATCTAATATTGGACAAACTAATTTAAACTGTCCTCCAGTTAAAATTCTAAAGTTTAATTTAGATTGTTATTTAACAAGAGTAAGTAGACTTAATTTATTACCTTATAAATTATTATAATGCCTAAAACTAGAAAACCAAGACCAAAAAATCTTCGTGAGATTTATGATGAAGCATTAGGCACTAATGTTCAAGATCCTAATTTAGGTTTAAGAGCATCAGACAACTTTATCAATAGAGGAAACGAAGTATCTACAAAAGGTGATAGAACAAAAGATATATCCATCAGTATAATGGATATTGATACTTCTATTATCAAATATATTGAACAAAAAGTCAAACCATCTATTATGCAAGATGGTAACCAACTTCAAGTACCTGTAATGTATGGTTTTCCAGAGCGTTGGGCTACAATTCAAGAAAAAGGATTTTTAAGAGAATACTCAGGAAGATTTGTAGCACCTATTATTGTTTTAAAACGTGATAGTTTAGAGGCGAACAGAACTTTAGGAACTAAAGTTGACGCAAACAGACCACAAAATATACACACATTTGAAGTACCATACACAAAGAAAAATCAATATGATAACTTTGCAGCTTTATCAAATCGTATCCCTGTTAAGGAGTATAGGATAGTTGTAATGCCTGAATATGTTACTTTAAAGTATAGCGCTGTTGTATTTACAAACCATTTAGAACAGAATAATAAAATTATAGAGGCTTTACAATACGCTGCTAACACATATTGGGGTGAGGAAGGTAGATTCCAGTTTAGAGCTAATATTGGTTCATTTACTACATCAACTGAATATAGTGTTGGACAAGATAGAACAACAAGAACTAATTTTGATATTACTTTAAATGGATATATTATTCCAGATACAGTAAATAGAGATATTTCTTATCCTAAAAAGTATTTATCAAAAGCACAATTAGTATTTAATTTAGAAACAGATGATATAGATATATTCACTATTGGAACTACACCATTAAATACTGTTAAAAAACAAGCTGTTAACTTCCCAACACCAGCTCAAAATATTGAGATTGTAGATGCTTCAAATGCTGTTGTAGCTTATTTAGCAGGTATTGTAACTAAAACAGAAGGTGATTTACAATTTATGAGTTATAACACTTTACGTGTATTAAATAGTACTATAACACCTGCTCCACCTCCATTACCTCCTACTGATAAAACTGCTTTTAATATAGTAATTAATGCTACTTATATACCTAACAATCTTATTGTATCTGTAACACAAAATGGAGCTAATATTGATATAGTTATTGACACAGTAGGATTAGGATACAATTTAACAACAACAAATGGAATTTCAGTAATTGGTAAATTCTCATAAAAGACATGGCTAATTTAATACAAGGATATCAGTTAGACATACCATTTCATCTGAGCGGAAGTTCAGGTACATTTTTATTTAGTGGGAGCTATGTTGAAATAAATTCTGTTACATCAAGTACTGATTTTTTTATCATAAAAGATAATGGACAACAAATATTTAAAGTAAATCAACAAGGAGTTGTTGAATATAAAGAAATTTTTAATACACCAACAGTTGTAACTGGAGGACTTTTTTATAGTGCTTCAGATGACTGGTATTTATATTATAGACAATAATGGGAACCTTTTTAAAAATAGCGCCTCAAAATAGAGATGTAACATTTACATCAGTAGATGCTGGTATAAACATCAGTGCTATTACTGGCTCATTTGCTATGGCATCTGGTTCTTTTGAAGGTGCATTTAGTGGTAGTTTTGAAGGTGATTTTAATTTAGTTACCCCATTTTATATAACTGCTTCTAAAGGTTATCTTTCATTTTTAGATAATGCTACTTTAACATTAGTATCAACAGGTTCTGTAGCAAACATATTTTTAATACAAGATGCCACAGGAAGTGCATTTGCTGTTAATAATCAAGGTGTGACAATTTTAAAAACATTTACAGGCTCAGCTCCAGATTCAGTACAAGGTGGTATTTATTTCACCTCTTATGATATGTATATCGGTACTGATAATGTAGTGCCGTAAACTAAAATATAAAAAATATGGCAACTTGGAAAAAAGTCATAGTATCAGGTAGTAATGCGATACTTAATCAATTAAATGTTGATACTAATCAACAAATTACACCATTAGCATCTACTACCTTTTTAAGTGGTTCATTTAGTGGATCATTTAGTGGTTCCTTCTTTGGTACCTCTAATTTACCTGATTTAACTCAAAGTACAGGTATTACTGCTTTTACTTATGATGGTTCTACTACAGCTACTATAGCTGTTTCTGGTGCTTCAACATTAAATAGTAATAAAATTTCAAAGTGGACTGGAGCGGCTTTTGCTGATTCTAGTTTAACTGATAATGGTACTACAGTTACAGGCACCACTTCAATTCAATTAACTGGTGCTAACTCAATTTTAACTGGTTCATTTAGTGGTTCATTTAAGGGAGATGGTTCTCAATTAACTGGTTTAGGTATAACTTTAAATATAACAGGTTCAACAGGATCAGGTTCAATAAACTTATTAACTCAAGGTTTAACTATAGCTGGTACAGCTAATGAAATTGAAACTTCATTTTCTAGCCAAACAGTAACTATTGGTTTACCAAATGATGTAACATTAGGTGGTGACTTAACTTTAGGTGGTAATGATATTAAAGCATCTAATGGTAATACAAATATCACTTTAACAAGTAACACATTAACTACATTTGCTGGTGGTATTAAAGTAATGGGTAATGATATCCAATCAAGTGGTGGCAACTCAGTATTTACTTTAAGTGGCGCTAATGCTACAGCTAATGGTAACTTAACAGTGTCTGGTGACTTAACAGTTGCTGGTACAGCTAGTTTTAATAACCAAACATCACTTTTAATCGCTGATAGATTTGCTTTATTAGCCTCTGGTTCTAGTACATTAACTGATGGTGGTATCATTATTGATTCAGGTGGATTATCAGGTTCAGCTTGGTATTTAGAAACAACTTCAACTGGTACTTATGGAAGATGGGCAGTTGCAGGTGATGCTCATGCTAGTACTTCTATATTAACAGCTGATGAATATGGTGTAACTGCTAAACAAGCATCAGGTGCTCCAGCTGCAGTTCCAACATGGGGTGGTTCAACCAATGGATTTGGTAACATCTATGTTGATAGTGGTACAGGAGATATTTATATTTACTCATGATAAGATTGCTTAAAAAATTAGTTATGGCTTTTAACGCAAAAAATGTTATTACAAATAATAAAGTAGAGGAGCCATCAAAAACTCCTCTACCTACTTTACAATTCACTAAAGGTGAAATAGAGACAATATTAATGATGATTAAAGATGCTAACTTTAAAGGTGAGCATGTTCAAAAAGTCTATGAACTTGTTTTAAAATTACAGACATACTATACTAAGTTACCTTAATTTTTTCATATTTATTATAAACATACTGTAGGCCGAAAGGAAGTAGGCATATACACGGCATAAGTGTATGTATCTAACCACAGTATAAATTGTAATATACTATGCCAAATTGGAAAAAAGTCATTGTAAGTGGCTCAAATGCTGTTTTAAACTCATTATCAGTTACAACAAATGTTGTAGCTCAATCATTTACAGGTAGTTTGTTTGGCACATCTTCATTTGCTACATCAGTATCATCTGCTATTAGTGCATCATATGCGGCCACAGCATCATCTGCTGACAACTTCTTGATCAGACAGGATGCAACTGCTTCTAACTTACTAGTCAACAATACTATAACCGCACAAACACTTGTTGTACAGACTGTTACTTCTTCTATTGTCTATTCTTCTGGTAGCAATATTTTTGGTAATCAGTTGACTGATGTACAACAGTTTACCGGTAGCTTGAGAGTGACTGGTTCAGGGCCTCATTATATAATGGGTGGTAACTTTGGTATCAACGACACTAACCCACAATATAGACTAGCAGTAGCAGGTGACGCTAACATTACAGCAAACTTAACTGCTACCGGATCCATAATATTCCCTAGCTTATCAAACGTTAATCAGGTAAATGTAGTTGGTTATAACACCTCAACAGGTCAACTATTCTATCAAACTACCAGCTCAGTATCATCTGCTATTAGTGCATCATATGCAGCTACTGCATCATTTGCAAATAGTGGATTTAATATTGGTATATCTGAAATTCAAACAGCAACAGTAGCATCTTCAGTTGTAGGTTCAAATAACCTATTCACAACTTCAACAGGATCGTTTACAGGTGCTAAATACTTATATACAGTATCTAGTGGATCAAATGCAAGAATGGGTGAGGTATTTGCAATATGGAATAGTGGTACAGCTCAATTTACTGATGTATCAACATTAGATATTGGATCCACAACAGTAGTAACTGCTTCTGTAACAATTGTTACAGCACAGGCACAATTAAATTTCCAAACCAATACTAGTGGATGGTTAATAAAATCTCAAGCAACCTTTATTTAAAAATAAAATATTATGTGGCAAGTACAAATGGAATTTATCCCAGGGAACCCAACAATTTGGGTTGCTAGATTAAATCCTAATGATCCAATTTATGAGTATAACAACGAGTCTGAGGCACAAGCAAAAGCTGATGAGCTTCAGGCCTCTGATCTTAGTGGTCGAAAATATCGCGTTGCTTTAATAGGTTAAAATATTTATATTAAACCCCCACCTTAGGGACAGTGAACTAAGGTAGAGATTAAATGCCAAATGAATTTATAGCTAGAAATGGCCTCATAGCACTTGAAAATTCCCAAGTAACTGGTTCGTTATCAACAACCTGTGATTCCATATTTAATGGTGTATGTGTAGGTGAAGGTGGGGGAAGCATTGTAACTAATACAAGAGTTGGTGCTAGTGCACTATGTTCTAATACAACAGGAACAAACAACACAGCAGTAGGATATAGTGCATTAAGATGTAATACTACTGGTACACTAAACACAGCATTAGGATTTTGTGCTCTTAGAGCAAATACAGTTGGATGTATAAATACAGCTATTGGTAGAAAGGTATTAGCAAATAATACAACAGGAGGTTGTAATATTGCGGTAGGTGTAGATGCTTTATACTGTAATACAATTGGTACAGGTAATGTAGCAATGGGAGTAGATGCTTTATTCATGAATGTAAGTGGAAATAATAATACAGCTGTTGGACATAATGCATTATTCAGTAATACAGCATCAAACAACACAGCAGTAGGCTTTTGTGCGTTAAGAAGTAATACTACTGGTATAGATAACACAGCAGTTGGTTTATGTGCATTGATAAATAACACAGTAGGTGTTTATAACGTTGCAATTGGTAACGCAGCATTACTTGTAAACACCTCTGGTGCTGGTAACGTTGCTGTTGGTAGATTATCAATGCGATATAATATAAGTGGTGGTAATAATACAGCTTTAGGAAGATATTCACTTTTTAAAAATACTGTAGCATCTAATAACACAGCTGTTGGAAACCAAGCATTATACTGCAACACAGCATCAAACAACACAGCAGTAGGATTTTGTGCATTAAGGAGTAATACAACAGGTATAGGTCAAACGGCTGTGGGATTAAATGCTCTAGCTTCTAATACAGTAGGTGTTAATAATACTGCTGTTGGTAACAGTGCTCTAAGCACTAATACAAGTGGAACCTATAATACCGCTTTAGGTGTTTCTGCTCTTGGATGTAACACAGTTGGTACTGCAAACACAGGTTTAGGTAATGGTACTCTTGGATGTAACATAACTGGTAATAGAAATACCGCAGTTGGGCATTACGCGCTTCTTCTTAATACAGGTGGATATGATAATACATCTGTAGGTAGATATTCATTAAGAAACAATTTATTAGGTAGTTATAATACGGCTGTTGGTGGATGTGCACTTAGGGTTAATACAGCATCAAATAATACAGCTGTAGGTTCGAGAGCATTATGTAGTAATACAACAGGTAACAGTAATGCAGCAATAGGATTTAATGCCCTATTAAATAATACTAGTGGATTCCAAAATGTAGCTGTAGGTGTAAATGCATTAGCTTGTAATACCACAGGAACAAACAACACAGCAGTAGGATATAGTGCATTAAGAAATAACACAACTGGTATAGATAATACTGCTTTAGGCCATCGCTCACTACGCTACAACACCACAGGTATAAGAAATACTGCAGTAGGAATAAATGCCTTATTTTTTAATACAACAGGAAAGTACAACGTAGCTATTGGAGATGCTGCTTTATATAAAAATACAACAGGAATAAGTAATACAGCAGTAGGATCTTGTGCATTATTATGTAATACCACAGGTACTAGTAATACTGCTTTAGGAACTCAAGCACTACTTTGTAATACAGCATCAAACAACACAGC